GCATCCGGTGATAAAGTGGTTCCTGATGTTATATGTAAAACAGTAAACCCTTCCTCTTGATTGTTGTAGTTTAGATGCACGTCGTTTGTATCTTCAACATCAAACGAACCATCGTTAACATCAGCACCTGCGATTGTGAATGTATCTCCCGAATATGTTTTTGTCATCGGAAATAAAACATAATTATATGTTGAATCACCCGTAAACGCATAATTATACGTCATTCCTTGTAATCTCTGAGAAACAACAGTGGCATAATCCCAAGATTGTCCATATCCTTCACCAAAACCTTGTCCGTCCTTATCCCAATAAAAAAATGGAACAATTTGTGACGATTCTGTTAACCTACCTGGTTCATTTAGACAAACTCTAACCCTATAACCGTCATCGTCTAAAACAAAATTTATCGGCATTGGTCCATTCGTTGTTCCGGATTGTGATTTAAATAATTGAACATAATCATCAGGGTCAAGAATTACAGGACTGTATTGACCATAATATCTATTTTGTAAATCAAATTCCTCAATACCGGCTTCATTGTTAATTGATATTAATTGTAAAACGTCACCATTTAATATTTCTTTATTAGTGTTAAACGGGTAGTATGAAGTGTATCCATTATTAGAGAAAAAATCTTTATAATTATAATTGGCGTTTGTGTCAAGTCTGTAATTAATGTAAAGACCCAACATTTCTTTAAAATTTTGATACGATGTTGAACCTATACTTCTAACAATAGAGCAATTTGGGTCTAATGTTGGGTCTACACAAATTTCTTTAATAAATTCATCTCTTGGACCTAAATCCATTATTGTTGTTGGGTGTCTTAGGGTACTGAATTCAGAACCTGATGCCGTTTTTTGGAAAATCGAGCCGTTCCATTTTGTGGACCTGTAATAAAATTTTTTTACTGCGTCATTTGATGTTTTTTCTGAAACTTTATAATATAGTAAATTTTGACAGTAATTGGTCCCTCTGACGTTCAAATCTAAAGTTTCTTCATTGTCCCATCTCACTCTAGCTTTGAAAGGGAACATATAAAGAGAACCCGCTAACCAGTTGTCAAAAAAGGAATAATTAGCAATACCTTCGCAGAAAACTTTATTTACCAATTTTCTTCTTGCATATTCTCTGATTAATTTAAATTGTACATCTCTATTGTCTGTATGAGCCGCGGGAATTACTGTGTAAACACCAAATCTAAATTCAGAAAAACCACTTCTCGTGTCACATTTTATCGAACAAGGGTTTTTGGACAAGTCATTAGCTGCTGCTTGTCCAACTACCATTAAGTTTAAATTATTACAATTTGTACCAGGGTTTGCCGTTGTTCCACTATAATCGGCAGTAGTACCGCTTGCACAGTAACTTATTTTTACAATACCACTATCGTCATATATTGTATTTTGAGATAAACACCCTTCGGGTAAAGATGTGGAATCAAACGAGCTTGTTGTTGAACCGGTTATCGGGTAATTTGAATCGTATATTTCGTAAGTGAATCCCGACCAAACATAATCTTTTGGGATTGTTGGGTCGTTCCATTGTAACCACGAATTTGCGGACGCTAAATCTCTACCTAAAACACCTGTTGTTGAACCACAAGTATAGTTTCTGTAAAGAAAAGTATAACTATTTCCTGTTGTTAATCCACTTAATGCTGTAATATCGGCCGTTTGTGCACCTGAATGAGCTAGATAAGAAGTAACCCTTATGTAATAATTTCTATTAGGATTTACTATTATATTGTTTATAATTGTTGATAATGATTGTCCATACGTGTAACCCGTATAATAATAAGATGTTAAACCACTTGAGGGTGATTCACTTAAAAAATATTCTCTTTCAGTTGGGTCATAGTCACATATAAAAATATCTGTCACCGTGGAATCACAGGTTCCTGTTACCACGGGTACACCATCTCCACCAGCGTAGGACATAGAACCATCTCTAGCGCAAACACCTGTAACTGATGACCCACTAAATGGTATTGATTGGGATTGAATTGAGTTATTAGTACAATCTCTCCAAGTATAGGTGGTTGTGCCAGTAGTTGGTGGTGGTAAAGTGTATGTTGTACAATTAACCAAAAAAGTAAGTTTGTCTCGAACCGCGGTACCACTAGCGACTTTTTGATATATGTTAGAAGGGTCGGTGTCAGTCGACGAATCTTCCGTAAAAACTTGAATTTCATCACAAGATTCACATTCGGGATATATTGTTAAACTTAATCTTACTGTTCCCAATGCTTGTAATGGTTCAATAATTGATTCATCCCACCCGTCAAAAGGTGCCCAATAAAAAGTCCATCCTAAAATATTCCAAGGACCAATTCTAACTTTTTCATAAATTAATTGAAATGGAGCAATGATAATTTGAACAGCACCAACAAAGGCGGTATATATGACTCTTTCGAACGCATTAATAATAATCGCCAAAAGAATTGCAAAACTAAACTTTCTCCACGCATAATTTATTGGTGGGGTGACAACACTTGATTCGCAATCTTCTTCCGCTTTTGGTGCAATATCTTTTATACCTAAAAAGTTGTCTTTACCACCTTTAAAATGCCCACCCATGTAAGATGTTACAGTGTAGACTTTGTTATATGTAAATCTATAGAAATAATCCTCAGGATAATAACTTCCATAAGTCTGATTGAATATTACTGATGAACTTGTGGCTGAAGTTGGGTAGTCGTCCCAATTTAATGAAAACGCATATGAACCATCAACGTCGGAATTGTACTCCCTAATGTTTGGTATCAAATAACTAGCAACATATCTAACCCTACCTAAAGTTTCATTTTTACCTGATATTCTGAATCTATAACAAGCCGATGTTGGTATTCCTTTGTTAGGGTCATTTGTTGTTTCATTTTCACCAAATTCATTTGTGTACACAAAATCCATGTTCATGGGTAATGGGACCACAAATGAACCATCGTCCTCGATATCTTCTTGTATTTCGTATCTCTCAAGTATTGGTCGACCACTACTGTCTTTATTTGGTGTAAACCTTATTATTTCAATAACAGCATCAAATGTGGTTAAATCACATTTTCGACCCATCTCACCTCTTGGTCTACAATTTTTATTTATTGTATTTTTACCTTTATCCGAATATATTGAACCTAATAGATACGCTTTTGGCTCTACTTTAACCCCTTTACTTGATAAATCAAAATCAGTTCTGGTTAATCCAATTTCACATAAATCTTCGTTACCCCAAAAAGGATAAACTTCTATAGTTTGATTAAAAGAAACTATTTGAGGTAAAGTGTCTAAATCATTTGACGCTTTGTACGAATATGTATTTTTGAATTTGTCAACACCTAAACCTTGTCTAATAAAATCGTCAGGTCTAAGTGAAAAACACCCAATATCAGATAAATCTACATCAACATGAATTGTTTGTGTCCCTACAGGAACACCCCAAATCATGAAGTCACCAGCATCGTTTGTTTTTACAGTGTATTTGTAATATTTTTCATAAACCTCAAGAACCTCTTCTCTCGTTAAAATATCTTTTTGGTCAGGGAATGTACCGGTTGGTTCGTGTCCACCGTGTTGTTTTCGACTTGGTAAAAGATTATATCTATATCCTTCATCATTTTTACTATCTACCGTGGTAAATGGATATAACTCAGAAATTACGGGGTCGTTTGAATCTTCTTCGGATATTGGAATGAAAATAGAAACTCTAGCATTTGGAACACCGAATCCATTGTTTACAAAGATTCTTCCACAAACAACACCATAGTCCGCACACATTGAGGAGTATACCTCCGTCTGTGTGAATTTAAGGGATAATATTTCCAATAAGTCAAAGTCGTTTTTTAATTCGACAACAACTTTTTGGTCTTTACCTATATTTGTGGAAATTCTGTGTTTCTGCATTATTCTATAAATAGAAAATTATGGATTTCCAGAAAAATAAATAAAAATTAAATTAGAATGTAGTCGTTCCTAATGTTTTTACTCTAACTTTTATATCTTTCTGAGGAAATCTTATTTGATATATTTGGTTAGATTTCATATAGATAGTCATATCGGATTGAGCAATTTCTTTTGTGGTTGGGTCAATATATGATTGTAACACTTCAGAAGATGAATATTCTCCACCTACGTTATTGAAAACTCTTATATCGACAGCGTTTACCACTCCATTTACTTCACCTATTGTTTTATATAAATCACCAACAAATAATGGGTCACCCATTTTTCTTTTTTCAATTGAAAAATAACTAACAGTATCCTCGATAATAGTTTTAACAATCTCTGTTTGGTTACCATTTTTATCAATAACAACGTCAATCTCTAGTGTGAAATCAACCACTTCACCGCTTTGAACTTCTAAAAAGTCATTAACCATTCGGTACTCGGCTAAGTAAGATAAAATGTTGTTTTTTAATGTGTTTGAAACAGTATCAATAAGATTACCATTCTCATCATATGACAATAATTTAATTTTTATTTTATTGTCTTCTTCCATCACGTTTACCTTAGCGGGAGCCCCATATGTTGATGGCATTGTCTCAATTAAAGATTTATAATCATTAAGAGTTACCGCCCTATTTTGTGCAGAGAAGTTATATGCTATCATGTTTCTAACTTCTTCAATTGTGGGTTGGTCCGCACCTCCAACAGCTGGTGTTACGTTGGTTACGGTTAAAGAATTTTGTACTTGAGTGTTCGTTGATGAGTTAGGTCCATTAATAGAAAATTCAACATTATCTACACTTGTAATAATATCAATACCGAGATTACTATCCTTACCTCCTCCAATTCTATATTTTATGAATAACGTTGTATTTGATTTCGGTAAAGCACCTAATGATAGGTTATTCAAATACGTTCCAAGACTTACTCTTAAAGTACCTTGGTTATAGTTGTCCAAATTATCCAATGGATTAACATTACCAGAACCAAATGTTACCGAAAAATAATTTTCGGGAGTATATTCTGTAATAAATTTATTTGTAACTGGAACGTATGTTCCCGATATGAAATTATCACTATCAGATGCCGATGTTGGGTCGGGCACAAATACTTTATCTTGTATTAATGATTTTACTTCGTACCATTTATTTTCAGAACTTAAAAATTCAGAGTTAGTTGGATTATTTACAAAGTTTGTTCCCTCTTTATGAATTACTCCACTCACCCCTAATATGTTTTGTTCAGGTAAGAATATTTTTAAGAAAGGTTTTTGGTCAACTTCTGTTATAACTTTTCTATATATTCTTGTTACACCATTTACAACAGCTTCTCTTTTTACAATTGAGTATGATATGAGTCTATTATTACCATCAAAATTTGGGATTTTTAATCTGTTTGGTTCACCTCTTTTATTGAAGGGATTTGAGAAATCAATATCGTCGATGGTTTCAAAAACTTGTCCCCCACCCGATACTTGTGCACCTGATTTTATAGTCCCCAAATAACGCTCATCTTCTTTATCTCCTCTAACAGGTACTTGTATTGTAAAATCACACAAAGAAACCGATGGTCTATTACCTGGTATTCTCATACCATATGTTTTGGCAATATGATACAATGATTGTCTTTGTTGTGCAAAATCTAGCATTGTCTCTTGCCAAACCCTATCAATGTGAAAATGTAAATTGTCTGTCACAGCGGCATTTAAATCCAATAAAACAGAATAAATTGATGCGTCATTTGTATTCTTAATCAAATCGGGATAATATTCCCTTGTGAGATTAACTAGTTCCTGTCTTAAACTCGCAAAGTCTCTGACGGCGTATGATATTTTTTTAGCCATATTATATGTTAATAATTATAAAATCGGACGAAACAAAAGGTTCGTTATTTATGTCATAGTCAATTCGAACTTTTGCGGTATATGGTTTGGTTGAATAATCAGAAACTCTAAACAATCTTGAGTCCTCATCTTCTTGTGGGCTCATAGATTCTTCAGGGTCTTGGTCAGCGGGTGTAACTCTAATTGATTTTATTTCTAAATTAGGTATGTATAATTTCACCGCAGTTCTTATTTCATCTTCTATCTGACCCCATGTTACAGCGTCATTTGGTTCAAAAATAAATTCATATAATCTAGTCCCAAAATCAGGTAAATAATATCTTGAACCCTTTCTTGTTAATAACAAGTGAATCAAGTTTGCACGAATCTCTCTCTCAGGGGTTTCGGTCATAACCAAAAAATCACCCTTAGGACTAATTCTGAATGGAAAATCTATACCATATGTAATCGCCATACTAATAAATATAACTAAAGAACAAATACTAATAAATAAAAAAATCCCAACCGAAGTTGGGATTATATATTGTTTGATTTTTTTGCTCCTGTATAATCAAACAAAGTAGATGTATGGTTAATTATAAAATATCAATGGAGCCACCTACAGTTACGAGCCACAACCTTCACATTCAAAAGGAGAATCTGTTGGTCTTGATGGTATTGACATCTCCACGACTTCTTCTTCTTTTTGATTATTTTGGTTGTATGAAGTATTTTGTACTTCTTTAGCTTCAACTGTGGGTTTTGCTGTTGAGGTGTCGATTCCTAAACCCTTTAATGGGTCAACAGCAGCTCTGGTTCGTAAATAATACATACCCGTTTTTAAACCAAGTTTCCATCCATAAAGATGTGCGGCTAAAACTTTGGTTTTGTTTGCGTTGTCAATAAATAAATTTAAAGACTGTGATTGGTCAATGTAAATTGACCTGTTTGCCGCCATGGTTAAGATTCTTTTTTGAGACATTTCCCAAACTGTTTTGTAAACTTCTTTCACATCAACAGGTACCTCAGGAATGTTTTGAACAGAACCATTTTCCATGATTAGTTTTTTCTTTAATTCGTCAGACCACAATCCTCTTTCAAGTAATTCATTTACGAGATGTTTATTGATTACAATAAATTCACCTCCTAATGTTCTTCTTGAGTAAAGGTTAGATGTAAATGGTTCAAATGCTTCATTATTACCAAGAATTTGTGCGGTAGATGCTGTTGGCATAGGAGCAACTAATAGAGAGTTTCTTACACCATGTTTAACAACATCTTTTCTTAGTGACTTCCAATCCCATCTTCCACTTGTGTCCTTGTCTGTTTTACCCCATAACTCGTATTGAAATTGACCTTTAGATAACGGAGAACCTTCAAATGAAGAGTACGCCCCGTTTTCAACAGCCAAGTCTTTAGACGATGTGAGAGCCGCGAAATAAATTGTTTCAAATATTTCTACTTGTAATTTGTCCGAATCCTCACTTTCAAAAGGTAATTTTAACATACAAAACACATCCGCCAATCCTTGTACACCTAAACCAACTGGTCTATGTTTCATGTTTGAAAGTTTTGTTTCCTCAGTAGGGTAAAAATTCAAATCAATAACGTTGTTTAGGTTTTTCACAACTTGATATACATTATCATAAAGTAGTTCATGATTAAATTCTTTATTAATGATGTATTTTGGTAATGCGATTGACGCTAAATTACAAACCGCTTGTTCTGTTGGGCTTGAGTACTCAATAATCTCGGTACACAAATTAGATGATTTAATTGTACCTAAGTTCTTTTGGTTTGATTTGTAATTAGCAGCATCCTTGTACAACATGTATGGGGTACCGGTCTCAATTTGTGCCGTTAAAATTGCGTCCATTAATTTTCTCGCTTTAACAACTTTTCTTGCTCGACCCTCTTTCTCATACCTTTCGTACAATTCTGTGAATTCTTGAGTAAAAGAAAATGGGTCATCATAAGCGTCTGACAAACCAGGAGCTTCATCAGGTGAAAATAGTGACCACTCCCCGTCTTCCTCAACTCTTTTCATAAAAAGATTGGGTGTCCACATCGCTAAGAATAAATCACGAGCCCTTAATTCTTCTTTACCGTGATTTTTTCTCAAATCAATAAATTCAAAAACATCTGCGTGCCATGGCTCAAGATAAATCGCGAAAGAACCTTTTCTTTTACCACCCTGATTAATCCAACGAGCGACTTCATTGTATGTTTTCATCATCGGGAGTAGTCCGTCTGATTCACCACCTGTTCCTTTAATATATGAACCCTTGGCTCTAACATCATGAACATGTAGTCCGATACCACCAGCCCATTTTGAAATTTTAGCAACATCTTTAATTGTGTCAAACAAACCATCAATGTCATCACCTTTATTACCAATTAAGAAACAAGAAGACATTTGTGGTCTACGAGTACCGGCATTAAACAAAGTTGGAGTTGCGTGAGTGTAAAAATGTTGTGATAAATCGTCATAAATTCTCAAAGCAGTTTCTAAGTCACCATTACAAATACCAACAGCAACTCTCATGTACATATATTGAGGTCTTTCAACGATTCTTCTTCCGATTTTCAAAAGGTAAGAACGTTCAAGAGTTTTAAATCCAAAATAATCAAAATCAAAATCTCTCTCTTGAACAATCGCACCATCTAAAGATTCTTTGTTTTGAATCACAAATTGATAAACCTCATCTGATATTAAAGATGAATCTTTTCCTGTTCTTGGTTCAATAAATGAGTGAAGTTCTTTAATACATTGGGAAAACTTTTTTGGTGTCGTTTTATGTAGATTTGACACCGCCAATCTTCCAGCTAATTTAGCATAGTCTGAATGTGTTGTTACCATAGACGCAGCCGTCTCGGCTGCTAATGTGTCCAACTCAGTTGTAGATATACCATCGTAAATCCCTTGAGTAACTTTAAGAGTCACTAATGTTGGGTCAATGTATTCTAAATTCAAATCATCACAGAAATATTGTATTCTTCTGGTGATTTTGTCATATCTCATTTCTTCCAATGAGCCATCTCTCTTTTTTACTTTCATAATCTAATTAAAAATCTATATCTTCAAATGATGTATCCATATCTTCAATGGAAACGTTATTATTCACACCAGCTTTTTGATATTCAGCAACTCTTTTTTCAAAGAAATTAGTCTTACCTTGAAGAGCAATATTTTGCATGAAATCAAATGGATTTTCAACATTGTAGACCTTTGAACAATTTAATGACATTAATAGTCTATCGGTCACAAATTCCAAATATTGAGACATCAAATCTGAATTCATACCAATTAGTTTAACAGGTAGTGCCTCTAAAATAAATTCTTTTTCAATCTCTAAAGCTCCACAGATAATGTCTTTAATTCTCTTCTCACTTAATTTATTTTCAATATGGTGATTAAACAAATGACAAGCAAAGTCACAGTGCATTCCTTCATCTCTTGAAATAAGCTCATTTGAAAAGGTTAAACCCGGCATTAAACCACGTTTTTTGAGCCAGAAAATAGAACAGAATGAGCCAGAAAAGAAAATACCCTCAACAGCAGCAAAGGCAATAAGTCTTTCAACGAAGGTACCCTTTTCAATATACTTTAACGCCCATTCCGCCTTTTTCTTAACAGCAGGGATTGTGTCAATTGCATTAAATAATCTACCTTGTTCTTGTTTATCCTTGATATATGTATCAATCAACAAAGAATAAGTTTCACTGTGAATATTTTCCATCATGATTTGGAAACCATAAAACATTTTAGCTTCCGTATATTGTACCGCATTCACAAAATTCATTGCAATGTTTTCATTTACAATACCATCCGAAGCGGCGAAAAATGCTAATACGTTTTTAACAAAATGTTGTTCATCTTCATTTAGTTTGTTTTCCCAATCATAAATGTCTTGAGCTAAATCAATTTCTTCAGCAGTCCAAAAACATGCTTCTTGTTGTTTGTAAAGTTTCCAAATGTCGTGGTGTTCGATTGGAAAAAGGACAAAACGTCCTGGATTTTCTTTCAAAATCTTCTCTGTCATGGTGATAATAATTATTAATTTCTGTTTAAAGTTTCCTGTCTTTTGGTGAAAGCTTCTCTCACCCTGTCAGCAGCGTTTTTTTGTTTCTCCTCTTTATGACCAAGGAGTGTTGTTTGAGACTCAGTATCAATGACTAACAGTCTATTGTCAAATTTACAATTCTGCCAAATAATTCCGTCACGACCAATTCTTGACTTAAGTAAAGTCATGGTTGCTAAGTTATGTTCTTTTTGTTCTATGGTTTTACCTATTGATAAAATTACGTGGGCAATTTGCGCTTTTTTAATTGACCCACCCATTTGGTCACTGTTTACAACTTCAGATGAAATAGATTCTCTGTTACCCTGAGTAGCCGTCCATATAACAATTCCAAATTCACTTGTCATCGCTTCTAAACTTCTCATTACTGAACCTTCACCTTTCCATTCTTCACCGAAATTAGATTTTTCGGGACTGATACAGTCGACATAATCAATAACTAAAAGGTCAATCTTTTTACCTTCTGAAATTCTTTTTCTCAATCGAGATTTAATCTCAGATATTGAAACTGAATCACTTGGTAACTTTAAAATATCCAAGGTTCCTTTACTTTGAGTTTGAACCTCGTTTATCTTTTCTTTTACAAAATCTTTATTTTCAGGTTGTTCATCGGGTGCAATTCCTGACCAAATTGTGTAATGTTTCTTTTTGATGTTATCGGGATTGTCTTCAAAAAATATTTGAAGAACATTGTACCCATGTAAGTAAGCAGTATTTGCAAATAATGATAATATGGTCGTTTTACCCGTACCTGTTGGTGCTAATACAACACCAAGTTCCCCAATACCCAAACCACCTTTTAAAGCGGTGTCAAGACCCTCTATACCTGTTGGTATTGGTTGTCTATTATCTTTTTCTAAAGCGGCGTCGATATTGTGAAAAACATCCATACATTCTTCAGGTGGTAATCCGACTTGTAGTGCCTTTTGAATAATACCTTCAATCTTATGATACTCTTGGAATTTACCATTTTCAATAATGGTTGTTACCATTTTAAGTTCCTTCTTTAAATTTTGTTGTTTACAAAAATTCAAAGCCTCTTCTCTGACCATTGGGTCATCTACGGTATTTTCTTTGATGTCGTGAATTGTATCTAAATGTATTCTCGCGGTTTCTTGTGAACCCATTTCAAGAATTATAGTTTGACACAAACTTTGATAATCAGGAATTTTCCCATATTTCTGATAGTACTCTTTGATATGGGAGGTAATAAATCTAAAAGAACTATTATCAAAATATTTGCTCTCGATTACATCAATAATCTGTTCACCGTACTTTTTATCCTCTACAATTGATTTAATTAACGTTTGTTGAAATGACGCTCCGAGAAAACCAAAATTTTTTTCTGACATAGTTTTTTATTTTTTTATAATTGATAGTTTAAATAAGTTGTTTCCAAATCTCTAGATGATAAAATGTCGGTTAAATCTGACAAATATCTCTTTAAATAAGGACGAATGTCTACCGTATATCTAACCTTTGGGTGATAGACTTTAGCGGAAAACATCCTTTGAATAAATACATCGTCACCCATCTTAATCTCGAGCAAAAAGTACTCTTTTTCATTTTGTTCATCGGTTTCTGCACTATCCAAACCGTAAAAATAATCACGATTTTCATGTAGATAATCCAATGTTTTTGTTTTCAAATCTACACCAATATCGTCACAAATATTTTTAACGTAATAGTGTAAATCCATAGAACGTCTCGACTTTGGGTTATGCTCTCTTACATTGAAGAAGCGCTGACAGATAATGTTTCCTTCTAATGTCAAAAGGAACTCGAACTTTGTTACTTCTTGATTACTCATTGTTTTTGATTTTAATTAATTTTTTATTCTTTTCTTTTCTTGTTAATCTTAAAAATGGATTGAGGAAGTTTATCCACGCATCATCCGATTTTGGAAGTAATAAAAATATACCATCTTCCATCATCATCTTCATGGTGTTTTTATATGACCGACCTTCAGGGTCAATCAAATCGTTTATTAATGAAGTTATAGATTCCCTTGCTTCATCAGTTAAGAAAGGATTATCAAGACTTACAATACGACTATTGACATCAAAAAATTCCTCACCTAATATCCCATATTTGGTAACACCTGTCAGAAGATTCTTTACAAGACGATTATCGTTGTCTTCCTCAAATAAATTGTTAAATCTTTCAAGAATAAATTCAACGGTAATCTCTTCGGTTTTAATTTCAGGAACTAATGAAATTAATCTCCTGACACCTAAATTTTTGATGCCCGCAATATTATCCGATGGGTCACCACAAATCATCTTGACCAATTTTATATTCTGTATAAGAATTTGTTCATGGTCATAAACGAACATATCATTTGGTTGGTATATTTTACTGTGTGAGGGATTAAAGAGTTTGGTATTTTCTGAAACTAATTGAGTCAAATCACCATCTGAAGAAAAAATTATTTTGTTTTCTTTTGGTGAGTTTTGAACATAATATGCGATTGAATCGTCTGACTCACAGAATTCATATTCACCTTGTCTAACAAATAGTTCTTCAAGATATTGTTTAATTCTGTTTCTTTGTTTTCCGTAAGAATGTAATTCTTCTTCAGACCTGATACGAGATTTTCTATTCTCTTTGTATTGATGGTAGAACCTTTTTCTTGTTATAGAACCATCTTGTCCATCCCAAAAAACGACAATCTTATCCAAATGATGGATTTCAATTGTTCGTCTTAAGGTGTTTATAAAATGATATATCCCACCAATATGTTCCCCCTTATAAAAGTGATTTTTTAATCCAAAAAAACCAATAGTAAGTAAATTGTCACCATCTACCAATAATACATTAGACATTAATCATCACTCTTATAGGGTTAAACAAAAATTAATCTTCTTCTTCGAAATCGTAAGTTGTTGATTCCGCTAAATCAAAGTCGCTAGACCCTAATTTTTCTTTCCAAAAACTTGAATATTCTTTTTTATACGACTCCAAAGCTTCTTTGGTGTCGGCAATATATCCATTATGGACAACGATAACTTTACCGTCTTTGTAACCTAATCCATTAACGTGGTTTTTAAGGATTGAAATTTTGGTTCTAACAGCGTAAACAATTTTTCTACCGTCTTTGGTTGCATCAATGTGGTTGATACCTGATTTTTTCTGATTACCAAATAAGAAGATAAGTGAAGACGCTAATTTTAATGCTTCACCACCTTTTGGTTTGATTTCAGGTTGACCCATTGGATTGTCAGGTAATTCTACCCATGGTTGATTCACCACAACCATTGTCAAATAATATGACGAGTCTTTAGATGGGTAATCTTCTTTTTTTGATTTGGTAATTCTTGAGTGAATACCCATACCAATTTTATCGGATAATGCACTTGCGTTGTGTTGTTTACCACCTTTACCATCAAAAGTCATCTTACATGGTATTGAACCAATTGAATCCCAACAAAATAAAATGTGTCTTGGGATTTCACCTTTTTCATGAGCATCAATGATGTCATTTATAAAATCGGTTGCTTGTTCAATATAGTCAAATGAATCATTGAAAATAAAATCACCTGTCCACTCGCCATTCGCATCTTTTTCAGCTTGGAAACCAAGTTCAATTGCGTGTTCCCATTTCCATTTTCTTTCAGTGATAATAAGTACGGGTAAATGGCCTTTCTTTTGTGCATCAACCGCAGCTAAAATCATTGCGGTTGTTTTTGATGAGTTTGTATGTCCTAAGAACATATTAATACCTCCCATCACGGGTCCTGGTAATCCACATGCGTTGTTAAACGCCTCACCACAATAATAAAAGTTTTCATCCTTATATTTTGTTTTTGATGAGAATTTGGATATATAATCGAATTCTTTTTTCTTGATTGCCATTGTATATTTTCTATTGTTTTTAATTAAAAAAGAAGAACTTGGACACAATGTCTAAGTATGTGTCCAAGTTCATTTTAATTAGAATGGTAGGTCGTCATCCCCCTCCATGTCTTCTTGTGGGTCAACTTGAGGAACTGATGTTTTTGTTGGTGAAGATGGTTTAGACATTTCAATTTCTTGAGTGGAATTTGAAACATATTTACCAGTTGTTGTATCCCATCTTGGGACTTCACCTTTAGCAATCATTTCTAAATACTCTTCAGGTTTTTTAGAATATACATCAGACCAAACCAATTCATCATTAATCCAAGTATCTGCAATAACTGAATCAGAGTGTAGTGGTGATTGGTCTTCAGGGATGATAGATGTAATTGTTGTGTATTCTCTACCGTTACCCGCCTTAGTTAGGTTAAGATTAAGAATCAAATCCCTTCCTTTCTGTGGGTCGGTAATATCACCTTTATTTCTGAAAAGAGGTGCAATTTTATCCAAAACACCTTCACTTTTAGTGTTTCTTTTAAATCTCCAAAATTTAACACCATCTTGTTCTCTATCTCTATCAATAACTTTTACGATATAGAACATTTTAGATTTATACTGACGAGCTAAAATAGCATCTTGTTCGTCACCTGTCATTTTTAATCCTTCATGTACTTCGTTCAATGGTGAACGTTTACCTTCTTGATTTGGGTCATACAGTTTAACCCAATTACCATCAACCTGTACCTCGTGGAAATACACGGGAACAAATGGGCTACTACCATCTTTCATAGGTAGGATTCTAATTCTTCTTTCACCACTTCTTTCACCTTTTGGTAGGAGTGTGGTAAAATACTTCTTCATTCTATCCTCTTGGGATACCTTGTTTGTGTTGCCGCTTGCGACCTGTTTGTCTTTTTCGTACTGTGCCAGTACTGACTCTGTTGTTGACATCATATGTTTGTTTTTTAAAAGTTAGAAAATGTTTCTATGTAAAGTATAGACAAAAAAAGTCAGATTACAAAATCTGACTCTCTTTTTTTTTAAAATTGTTTTGGGAAGGGGTTACTCAAGAGTTAAAAGATACAGTAATTTATTCAATAAACCAAGCATCTCATCTCTTAAATTTAACAAATCAGTGTCTAATCTATCATCTAAGTCATCTGAGAACTCAACAAGAGCTTCAGTACAAACTTTGACCATGTCAACGGGATTGACCTCTGAAAGGTTTACTAACTGAATAGTATTTGTATCCTCTTCAAGTGTAAATCTACCATATTTACCCATGGCAACCTCAACAAATTCGTCAATAAGGTCTGATAAACCATCATAGGTTTTACCAAAAGCGTCGTGCCTGGCAATACCTTTTGTTTGCCAATGGTTTATTTTCATTTGTAATTGTAAACCTAATAAGAAGTTTACTTTAGAACTTAAATTCATCTTCCTCTGTTTCTGCGTTAAAACTATCTTTTATTGTGTCGTTTGAATAATCTTCAATATCTTGCTTGGTGAGGACGTATTCGTTTTTACCTGTTTGTTGCATCTCACCTTGTTTTTGAGCAAAAAACTCTTGGGGATTTAGATTGAAAGGGTATGAATCCAAAGAACGTAACTCCAACTTTTCTTGTGGTGATTTTTCTTTCATGGTTTCAACCTTGCTACCTAATTCATCAATTTTGTTCATTACCGCATCCATCTGAGATAATTTTTGTTCCAAATCTGTCAGTTTAGTAAATACTGTTTCCATTTTACCAACAACATCATTGTTATTAGATTTGCTATCATCCAAATCCTTTTTAATTGATTTAGTCATATTAACTAAATCTGTGATATCGATTTCTTCGGTATCTTCCACGGGTGCTGCCGGTGCTGGTGGGACTTCAGCGGGCATCGGTGCTGCTGGGTCCATAGGTGGTACATCACCAGGTGGTGGGGGTGGTACATCTCCAACAGGAGGTGGTACTTCACCTTGTTCCATTAAGGTTTTTGCATATTTGTTAATCGCGTTGTATCTCGCGAGTTCTTCCATAAGTGATTTTTCTAATTTTTTCATAGTTAGTCTTGTAAAAGTTGTCTACCGTCTTCGGTTATAAATTTTTTGTTTATTCTTTCTACTATACCATCCTTAGACCTGATAACATAACATTCACCGGTTTGAAGGTCGCATTCTTCTGTTTCCATTCCGTCTTTTGAAACGGATTTTACTTGTTTTGGATTTTTCATGTAGTTATCCAAAGTATTATTCAATTTTTCGTTGTTCATGGTATTTTCTTTAATAAATATCTAAAAAAGTGGAAAACTTAAAAATTAATCCATTTTAAAGTATACAACGTCTCCATCGTATAGTCCTAATTCGGACATAAGTTTCGGTGACATACCCATACCAATCTCGGTAGACTTCGGTCCTCTACTAATTGGACCTTCAACCACTATTGAACCAACAGTTTTGTCTAATTGGTAATTAGGATTTACTGTTAATTGAGTATTGTTTTTAGGGTTCTTAAATGTTGTTTTAGCAGTTTTTATAACATCATTAGTAATGGTTCTTGACAATTGAAAATCCACATTATAGAATTTATAACTTGAATCCTTAACGTCAGACCATGTAATTCCGTTTGTGAGATTAAATCCTTGTGCGTCATCTATTGGGTATTTTTCTCCACCCATTTTATATACAATAGTTCTAAACCATTCCTCATTACCGTTTCTAACTTTTTGTATTAGACGAGTTTCATTATATCCATTATATGGTACACCAAATCTGTTAATACCAACTTCTTGAATAACCGTTTCACCCTGTATATTTTTACCTTGTCTGTCCGTAACATATGGTATTCCTTGGTATATAACTTCTTGGTCGGTGTCGGTATCGTTAGCGGCTCTCTGTTTGATTTTAGCAATAGCTTTTGCTTGAATTTTATCAAATAGAATTCGATAACTTGCAACAAATGAGTCTTTAGGGTCAGGTAATGAAGTATATGGTATTCGTGTTCCTGAAAAACTTGTTGAGATGTTATTACCCTTGATTTGATGAGAAACCTCAGTAATCCAATATGAACCCCTAAACATAGGTATGTTTTTTAAGTAAAAGAACATTGTTGGTTGAATCATAACGTTACCCATGGCAGTTACACCACATTTATATGATGCTTGTTTATAATAATCGAATAAACTTGTGTCTACATTATGAACACCAGCACCTGAAGCCGACCTTGATAGATTTTCTAAAACTTGAAAAGACTCTGATGTATTTTTTAGTGTACTTTGGTCTAATGTAACTCCTTTGAATATACCTTGATTTTGGTCACCAAAACTCACCTCAAACGCAACTACCCTATTAGATTTTGATAAATCGTTTTGTGAGAAACCTTCTAATGATGTTATTAATAATGGGTTTGGAGTTTGTCCACCAATATAAAAACTATCGTCAACAAACTTATACGCCTTACTATTGGACATATCAATTCTTTTCGATGTTTGTCCAACTAATTGTATGATAACTTTTGGTGTCGCCTCTTGATAATCAACCTCTAAGAATGTACCAAATAAAGTTGATGCCACTTTTTTTGATGGTGTTATTTTATTCTTATTTGTCAAGTTATTACCATAAAAATTTATATAGGCAGGTAACGCTCTCATATCTAATCCAGTACCTTGTATTATCATAGAAATGGCGTTGTACAAAGGAAGTTTAGAGTTGTTTGGGTCCAATAAAGGTGTAAACTTATCTATGTTTAAATAAAATTTATCACCAATGTCTCTATTGGCTTTGTCTAAGAATAAAAATTCCTCAAGTAACAAACGTTGACCAATTGAATTACCGGCGGTCCATTTATCGTTAAATGATTTGAAAGTGTTATACAATTCTAACTTTGTTTGAGTTGAATTGTAACCTCTAAACATATCAATACTAGCAGCAGGATTACCCGTGGCGTTACTCGTTAAATTACCTAATAATGGTAAAAGTGTATTCAAATACAAAGCAAGTCTAGCTTCAGCCCCTTTTGGAACATTTGTTCCACCTGTATTTTTAAGTATTATTGAATCTTGTAAATAAGTTAAAAACGCGGCTTTGGTGTTGGTTCCTCCCGCTTTTCGATATCCACCATATATTTGAGCCAACGGCCTATGTTTTTTTATGTTATCTTCAGTTAATTTAACGTCCAATAAACTAAAGAAATTAACATAGTAACTATCAATATCTTCACCAATATATAATTTAATAAAATTAAGATTTGGGGTTGTTAAATCTGAAGCACTGAAAGGTTGTGGTTTATAAGTTGTCAAAGACTTATAAGGTTGAACCGCTGTCAAACCATATAAAGAATTGGCATCAATTTCTTTTGGGTTTGCTAACGTAAATTTTATTAAGTTGTTAGCACTTAATATATCTGTAGTGATAGATTCAGCGTTTCTTTTTTGTCTTTCTTTTAATGTGTTACCAATTAATAAATCAATATCATTACTATCATCGTCTTTCTTTTCAACAACGGATAATTTCTTTAACATATCTTGGAATTTAGGATAACTAATATTCCTAAAAATGTTATACGGTATTTCTTCATTTATTTTTTCACTAGCAAAATCAAGAAAGAAACTTTCAAAATACTCAAGTATTTGAGGGCTAAATGTACCGATTAAATCTAACGCCTTTTTGTAATTAGTTGATATTGAATATGTGTTACCTGTTGTCCTAAAATAATCGTACGGACTTGGGAACGTTTGTCCACTAAAACTAGTTGAAAGAGTGTCGTTTAGGTACCAAAGTGTTTTAAATGTCAACTCCTCAGCTACTGTGAATGTGTTACTATTGGATATGTCACTATTTTTATGTCCCCCAAGAGATGGTAATAAAGTGTAGTTTTTGTCTGAGGTTATGTATTTGGAATTATCCATAACCACGTCCCAATAATTCATACCGCTTTTTTGTGTAACCCTATGTAATAATTTACCCGATGTACTTGTGGAAGAATATGAAACATTACCTAAAGTTATATCATAAGTTGCATAGTCATTTACTATTTGACTGTACACAGTTTGATAGAACGGTCTAATACCTGCATTAGTGTAACCAGTATATGTAACACCTGAAGTTGAACCTGATGATGTGGAAATTTTTGGTACTATATCAAAGGTCACATATTCATCATAAACAGCAAATACTGTGGCACCTGTTAGTCCTGTAAGTGGAGTTTGTGAAATTGTAAATCCTGTAGTACTTGTAATATTTGTAATGTACGTATTCGGCGCTGTTTGTCCTGTACCAGCAATAACCGTAACGGTCATTCCTGTTTGTAGTCCTATTGTACTTGGTACATTAATCGTAGTACCACTACTACTTGCGTTTGTTGATGTGTATGTTATTAGTGCACCATTATTATCAAATAGGGTTTTACCTGTTAATGGTTTTGTAACATAGCTTGAATTTACACATCCATTCAAAATATCGTAACCATCTATTAAGTGTGTTTTATATCTATGATAAATTGAACCCCATTTTAACATTAAATGATATGGTATAAAATGTGTAGACGATACTTCTCTAAATAAAGAAGATGTTAATATTGACTGACCTCCAAATGTTATTTGTTCATCTAAATCAATGAAAGGTAATGAGTTTAATAACAAATACGATGAACCAGCGTACTTACCTCGTAAAGTTGATTTATTAAAATCATTAAATAATTGATTATGAAAATATGGTGTGTTTAATATTGAGGTTGTGTTTCCTGTAACATTAATCGTATTTTTAAAAAAGTCAGTGCTGTCTGCTGATGGTTTAACCCATGATTTAGATTCTATTGGTGAACATATAAAACCTTGAGAACTGTTAACTTTTAAAATGCCATTAAATTTAAAATTATCTCTTGTGAAATTTGTTTTACCTAAATAATTCAAATATGTTGTTGAATTGAAGGGGTATATGTCTGTCCTGTATGTTTCAGGTTCGTAATCAATTAAAATTTTATTTAAATCATCTTCTTTTAAATCACCCGTAGGGTTAGTTGCTGTCTCGTCATATTTTTCAAATTTAAATGGTTCGTCAATGACTGAAGATATATAATTGGTTGTTGGTAGATGGTCTTTAAAATAATTGAATCTTTCATATGGTGATAATCCAGGTAGATATCCATCATAAACCGTAGTGGTCTTAGGTGTCCCATCTTCATTTTTTTGAATAACACCGTTTTCTCTTAATTCTGTTTTTGTAACAGGAGCAATTAATTGGTCTTTATTGGTTATTTTTTTTGCTAACTCAATAATATCGTTATCGTCTTTTATTAATTCTTGAATATTTTTAAATTCTTCATTGGCCAACTGTCTAATCATTTGGTCATTAAAAGAATCAAACAATGTTGAATACAGTGCTCTTTCGTACAATTCGTAAACAAATCCCGCGTAACTTTTATCAATAAATGGTATAGATTCATTTATAACGTCAATACCTGATAAGTCTTCAATTTTTTGATTTTCAGTATTTGAATCAAAAACATAATTTACATCATTTCTTGTGGGTTCCCCATTTACGTTTGTTTCTACCCTATTGGTTACAATTTTAATATACTCTTCAATAAAGTCAATTTCAGGCCAAAGGGTTTTGTCATAAGATTTTAATTTGTGAACTAATTCTTCATCACCGGGATACGCAATTACATTTTGTTTACCACCACCTTGGGGTTTTTTTACTTCAGGCCATGGATATATGTTTTCACCTTTTGATTCTTTTGATAAATTTGTTAAAGTCTTTTTTCTATTATTAGCAGCATCAAAAGCCTTGTTATGAACATCTTTCATTAACCTAATAAAAACCTCAGCATTAGCTAATAAAACCGCAAACATATTTCTTACGGTTGGTTCGAATCCAAATCCATATTCTTTACTTTTGATGACCTTATTCATTTCTGATTCAACATCATCTTCGACTTTTTTTCTTTGTTCCTCAAATGATTTTCTTATTTGAAAAATGTCTTCAAAAATTCCATCAATATGTACAACTACTTTTTTATCATTAAGAACTTTATAATATGAACTTACGTTTTTAACATTCCTAATTGAAATCCTTTTGAAGTCTCCACTTGTTTGATTTAATAGTTCTTGAGTTAAAAGTTTGGTTTTACCCATAGCGGCATTGAAACTAGATAAAAGGAGTTCAAGAGCACCCGCTCCGTTACCTAATATATGTTTTGTCTCTGTCTTATCTTTCGCGTTCAAATAAAACCATAAATCACTAATTGTTTCATTATTGGTTGCAGTTTTAGTAAATGATGTATATTCTTGTGATAGATATTGTTTACCCCAAGCCTTAATTGAATTTTCAAAATCATTGAGAAGGGTGTCCATTTCTTTTATACCAGAAAAGACATCCATACTGACTTTACTAAAAATTTGTTGTTCAAGTATTTTATCAAGAGTTTCAGCGATGTAACCAATTTCTTTTAGGGTACGAACAGGAAAACCTTTTGGGATTAAACCTTTTTGTTCGTATTGTCTATACACCGATTTTAATATCGTATAACCTCTTGATGATTGTTTTACTCTTTTTTCATATAATCCTGTACTTTCATTAAATTTTGTATTGTCTTTTTCTTCGACCAAAAACATATAAGGGCAGTTGATAATTGCAGACAATGGGATATCGTTTAACCATGCAAAAGTTGAACCAACAAACTTTGTTGTTATTTCAAAATTACCATTAGATTCATTAAATCTCGATTTAAAATCGGTCATATGTAATCTATAACGAATGGCTTTACCGTAGTAACCTTTAACTGTTAAATAAAAAATTGGCCACGGTAAATGGAAGAAAGCTCGATAAGGTGAGTTTTCAGAAGATTCGAAAAGAGTTTTACCTCTTACGTCAACAAAGTTTATAGTGATTTGTGGAACAAAGTTGGCACCTTTTACGTCAATATTAATTGAATCAATACCAAAAGATTGTCCTGTTGGGTCTTTGAATTGGTCCTCACCGAATGTTACGTCATATCCATCTTTATATGTAGATTCTTGACCCTGAATTGGTTTGGGAACAAAAGCGTCAGTCCATGTGGCATCAAAGTTCCCATCACCACTTGCGTTTCTTAAAAAATTGAGATTACCTTTTGCAACTTGAGTTAGTGTATTTCCTACGTTATCGTCAGCAATAAGAGTCGTTCTTGGAATCAAATCAGCTTCCAAGTTCACATACATGACTAAGTTTTCTTGTTTATGTCCTCTTGGTTGAACTTCTCCGTTTGCATCAACAACACTATTTGGGTCAACATAAATAAGATTGTTTTGGTCAACTTTTACAAGTATGTTTTCATTATTTGGGTAATCATTATTGCTCGCCATAATATAGGTTATACAATTCTACACTTCTTTTATAATCTTGTAAAGACGTTGTGAGAGGAAAAGGTATTCTAATAACAAAATTATCAGGTATCTGAAATTCAACACTACCAGCGGTTGGATTTGCTTGTAATATTAACCAACCAAATACTGGTGAACCATAATAATCTTGAGATATCTTATCGAATCTATCTCTACCTTTTTTATAAAACATATATCTGTCAGAAGGTTTTATTGGGATTTCAATACCTGGTACAATCCTAAATTTACCATCTTCAACAAAAAACTGATATCTATCAAAATACTGTCTACTCATTATTGTGGTCTATAATAATTTAATTTATCTTTTACTTCGTTTGATGTTGAAAAGATTTGGTTCGCTTCATCTATTATTGTTTGGTTTGTTTCATCTGTTGTGGATGAAATTCCAAACTTAATTTCTTTATCACTTTTCCTTTTTTTGAATTTGGTTAATTTAAATTTCTTTTCTTCTGGTTTTTCAACAAATTTATTTAATCTCTTTTTCAATTGATTTTTTAGAGGGTCTTTATATAACGAAGGGTCTTTTAGCTCTGATATAAATGCATCTACTTTATCGTATAACAATTGTTTCATCATAAATTCAAAATCCGCCGATTGTATTGTTGGATTTAAAAATGTAATATTGGTAGATAGACCATCAACTAATTTCGGTGCATTTGTCTCAATATAATCAATACAGGTACTATATTCATTATATAATAAATCAGAAGTAAATCCACTAATTGCCACAGATTTAACAACACTGTCTTGTACTGTTGAATCCTTACCATTTTTAATAACGAAATTAACTCTATCTAAATCAGATATTAGTTGGTTTCTTGATTTTTCAAGTTCATCTAATATTTGAGTGGAAACGGTAAGTTCATTTATTTTATTTTCAATTATCTCTTTAGTTATAAAATCTTTTAATTTAACATTCGTATCTGTAAGTATTGAGCCGGTCATTTCTTTATTAAAACCAACCATATCAACTAAATAAGTTGATGATGAATTGTTAAGAAAATTAGCTAATCCTGTTTTTAATCCAGTTGTGTAAACTGTTAATTCTTGTGTCTTTTTATATAAACCAAGTAATGATAATGTTTTACCCGGTGTTGGTGATGTTGAGGTGTAAATGTCGTATTGATTTATTGGTCTATATTCACCCTTAAATAAAAGAGCGGTAATATCTTTACCGTATTTTGTATAAACTTTGTTATACGTGTCTTGGTACTTATCAAAATAACTTTCTGTTGAGGCGAAGACGGATTTAATTATGTCCGTATATTTTATACTGTTACCATCAAGGGCTCCCATATAATTTCCACCTTTTACATTTTTAGTATTTTGAGATTGATTGGTTTTGTTAATGGCATTACCATAAGTTTTGTTCAAATCTTCTAAAAATTCACGAGTAAATTCTTCGGCCTTCTTACCACCGATTGTTTCATTTGTTGCAATTGACCTTTCATCGTACATTTCGGTGTTGGCATAAAAATTAGATGATAGAGCGTTTTGAAGTCGTTCAACAGGTTTTGAAAGACCTTGACCACCAATAAAGTTTATCGATAGTGTGACCGAAGCAATCATTGGTTGTACACCAATACCTTCAGGGTTTAAATCCCACAATATTTGACCTCCGTCATCAAAAGATATGTTCACATCTCTAATGACTATTTTTGAATGGTAAAAATCACCGATTCTTAATACACAAACAGGTGGTGGACCAAAAGAGGTATTTCTTGCTCTAACATCCGAATCTTCTGATATACCTTTAATTGGTATGGTATCACCCGGTCTTATACATTGTTGTAAAAATGTAAGTCTCGCATTTAAACCTTCAGGTGTTGTTGAGTGAAACGCGGGATGAAAATATTTTAATTTTTCTTTAAGTGATGAAAAAACAACAGGGTCACTATCTTCTAATTTTTTAAAGTAAAAACATTCAGATAGTGTTTTTGCAATGATTCTTTTTAATGGGTCAATTGCCGGTTTCCTTGTTGGTGGATTTACAACAACTTGTCCATTTTCCTCAATTTTTGTTATGGGTGGTTGTGGTGCGGGTGTTTCGGGTTGTTTCTTCTCTGATTTATTATTGTACTTTAAAGACATTGCAGTTTGTCTACAATAGAACGCAATTGGTGAGTATTGTTTTAATTTTGGTACTCTAACGAAATCTTTATTAACACAATCTTTATCAGGTTGGGTTCCAGTTAATGTTTCACCATAATTGACCGATTCTACAATAATTTTAGTATCATGTTCAAAACCAAAATCTTTTGTACTATATTCTTTTACAATTACAATAGGTTCTCCTTTTTGAATTATTTCTTTGTCGTTATCAGAATTATTTTTATTTACTAAATTTAAATTTGTTGGCCATTTTATTTGCCATTCTTTTTTTCCTCCGACAGCCGATAATCTATCAAAAATATCTTGAATTACGGAGTGACTTCTTCTTAGTGATAATCTTTCGTTGTAATCATTGGTTGCAACTGATGAACATGAAGATAAAATTTGAAATCTAATTGTTTCCGCTGTTTTACCAGATATGTCTGATATTAAACTATTTAAACTAGATTCATATTTATTAAATGACACATCGGCTTCATCAAAATAATCACCGATTTTTGTTTTTTGAGCATCAATGTCGGATTGTGTTATAACGTGATTAGCATCACCAAAAATAAAAGATTTTTCTGTTTTTACTTGAGTGTCTGTTTGAGACAAACCAGTTAAAGTATTTAACGCGGCACCTAATTCATTAATATAAGCTTGTTTTTGGTCTTTGTAAGCTTTGTATAATTGTGTATAATTTTGTGTGGTATCAACTTTATCTCTTGGTCCCGGTATATCGTTTTCATACTTTAATTTAATTATAACCTCATCAACAGCTTTAGAATCTGCTTCGTTACCTTGTGTTGTTGTGTTTGTTGGTGTTGTTTCTGTTGGATACTCAGTGGTTACCTTATATTGTTTGATAGTTTCGGGGTCTTGTCCTTGATTTAAGAAACTTTGAATTAGTTTTATATCGTTTGTATCTAATTGAGCGAATCTTCTGATTAATGCGTAGAAATCTAATTCCTCACACCCCGCAAAAAATGCGTTGATATAATTTTCCGATTCTTCATCGGACATTCCTTTAAAGTATTCTCTAACCAATAAATTTAAAATACTTGGGTGGTCCACTACAACCTTAAATGATAATTGACCGCTTCTAGAAGTATCTTGATAAGTATATATTGGTTCAGGTCTACCTAAAAACGTATTGTCTTGCCATCTAGCTTGGTTGTTCTCGCTAACTTTCAAATCATACGGAGGAAACCACATAACCCTACCTCCATTATTACCTCTCTCACAGAATGGTAAATCATTGTATGTGAAACCAGGTGTATTAGATGTTCTCCATGCTAAGTTCTCAATTGAGAACATATATTTTTTAGCGTAAAATCCATCACCTGTGGGTGATTCAAATATGTTTGTTGAATTCTTTGCACCAAATGAGTTTTTAAAACTATTTTTTGCATCATAGTTTCCGCTTGACATTGGTGCGATATTAATATTCCAAGGTCTGCTCTCACCACCCATTACACTATCATCAAATTTTCTGATATTAGCGGTTCTTTTCATTGTGTCTGAATAGTTCATATAAGACCTATCTTTGGTCCACACCCTACAATATTCAGCACCTGTTTCTTGTTTATACTTGTCAACAAATTTAATTGCGGAACCTCGAGACAACATACTGTCACCTTCTTTAAAAATTCTACTTGTTTGGTCAATAACATTACCAACGTGTGTTCTTGTGGCTTGACCATCTTTAGGCATTGAATCCAAGATTTCTTGAGTTTTACCCAAAATTGAATCTTCTCTAAATCCGTATTTTGTTGAAATTGAATTGTTGTACGTATCACTTTCTCTTGATTGGAATTCCTCGTTCCATAATCCAATTTTGTTTTGTGAGTTCTTACTAATCCACGTCAGTTTACCACTAATTGGTCCACCTTGGGAAATATTTCTTTGTCTCTCGAATAACGCGGCTTGTACCGGGTCAAACATTAAACTTAAGAAGTAACTACTTTTAACCATGTTGTCATTAAAGTCTGACATGGTATATTTCACGTCTTCACTTCTATCGTCTCCAATATATGCGACACCTTTTGGTGCTTCTAATCCTAAAACAGTTTTTACCCCTTGAGCAAAACTATTCGCAAAATTGAAAATTTTTGATGACTGTTGTGACCTCGCTGTTGTTGTATAATTTGGAGCATATGTTGAATATGTTAATTGGTCAAATAATATTTGTTTCTGACCCTCTCCCATGTATTCAATCATTAAATCGGAAGGTTTTCTTCCGAGTTTAGGTCTTCTTTGAATACCAACTAAACTTCCTAAAACACCAGTAACGTCTTGTAAAATAGCGCCGGCTTCTGTTTTTGGTGTTGGTCTATTTTCAATAGGGTTTCTTGGGTTGGTTAAATAATCGCCAGGTATTTCACTAAAAGGGAATTCAATACCTGCAACTGTTTGAAGAAAATCAACACCCTTTCCTAATAAACTTTTAGCAACGGTAATCTTATAATTTTTTTCAACTAAAGGTTCTCTACCTGTAACAATATTAATTGCAGTCGCGGTATTTCCACCTAACGCATCTAACGCCCTAACCCTACCTAATGTTGCGGATTCCAAATTTTGTTGTAATCTAGCAAAGACAGGTCCTTGTTTGTTTTCTCTAATGTTTTGTGTGGCGAATTTCATTAACCTCGAATCACTATCGAAGTTTTGGCCCGCCATAATACTAATTAAATTTGTTGTTTGGGGTTCGAATGAATTTACATATCCAGCTGGATTTATACCACCTAATAATAAAGCTAAAGACGGTAAAGATGTGTCAGTATATTCTTCAATTGTGTTATTGGGTGGAACATATAAATTGATAAAATTTTGTCCAAAATAAACCGCCCAATTTGTTTTAACGTCACCGGGGTCGACATTAGCAAAATTATTTAGATTCTGAACACTATAATTCGCATCCGTGAACGTTTGAGGTCCATTCGGTCTATTCAGAGTTTTTGAAATTAAAAAGTCCCTGAAAGTTTTGGTGTTATTAAAATCTAAATATGTTGGCATTTATATTATAAATAGAAACTTTTTAATTTTAATTAAATTGAGGTGGTAAGGTAAAAGATGTGTAATCTAAATCCGATGGTATAAAACTTTGAGACATATCATTAGCCAATGATGGACTATTATTAATCGCCCTAACAACATTATCAACAACGGCTCCGTCTGATTTAACAGTATGTGTATGGTTAACATTTACTGTTGAAGTTGTTGGTGTGGTAGATGATTCTTTTCCTTTTAATCTGTTCTCTAAATCAGATTCACTCACACCCATACTTTTAGCAACTAAAGCTTTAGCAGGTGCAACCGCTTCGCTAACCATTTTGGAAAATAAACCTTCGTCTGTTTTTTGTAAACCACCTAAACTTGTCTTTTCTTTTAAATTTCTAGATAATTCTAAACCTTCAATGTATTTGTCAAACTCAGCCAGAGGTTTTCTTATTTCTGCGGCGGCTTGTACTTTAGCAACCGTCAATAACGCACTTATGTCTTTTTGCATATTTTGAGTTACCGTGTATTGGTCTCTCGCAATATCCTCAACAGACATTTCTTCAAACGCTTTTTGATTCTCCAATAACCCTTTTGCAATCGTAGGATTTAGTTCATCCAAAGCGACTTTGGTATCTTTTAATCCCATCTTATCTGCTAAAGATTGAGGAATATCTATAACCATTCTACCACCTTCCATTTTGGAGATATTGGTTAAGAATTCTTTTTCTTTTTCATCTATTTGTAAACCTGAGGATAATAACGCGGTAGCCGCCGATGACCTTTCCGCAGCTTTAATTGCGGTTTTGGACATTTCCTCCATACTCATACCCATTTGGTCAGCTAAAGCTTTAGATTTTCTTAAGTTTGCACCTGTAATTTCAAATCTACCTAATTCGGAATTATATGTCGCTAATGAACCCGCAACACCTATCATCGCATCTTGTAGACCACCGGCATCATTTGTTGCCATATACATTAGTTTCAATGGGTCGTTGAAATCTCCAATCGCTCCACCTATAGCTTGTAATTCTGCGGACAACGCAATTGCTTGGTCGGGGTCAAAAAGTTTCTCCGCCATTGATTTAACCTTTTCAATGTTCATGTTAAATTCAATAGACTTCTGAACCATTCTGGTTAATCCCTCAACACCATTTTTAAATCCAATAGTGTTTAATTTGTCCATATTAGCACCAACATCTGCTACCACCTTTCTCGCGTTTAAACCAAGAGTTAATGAACTTTTACCCGCCCTGTCAATTTCTTTGATTGCGTCTTTTGCTCCAATACCTACTTTTTCAAACGAATCCAGTGCAGCTCCCAATTTAGATAAATCACCGTAAAAAGCTCTAGCGGTTTTTTGTGATTCTTGTAAAACATCACTACCAAATGTTGTCATCTTACCTGTTTGTTCAACCATTTGTACCGCATAATCTTTTACATCCTCAAATCCAAATCCCATAGCGGTAGCGGCTGGTAATGTTTCAAATATATTGTTTCTAAATTCTCTTGATAATTCACCTGTTAATCCAAGTTCAGAATTAATTTTATTTCTTAACTCTACTTCTTGTGTTTGTATTTTTATTAATTCATCACCAAGAAAAGATACCATCTCTTTGGCGCCTTTAACACCTAATTGAACCATAAAATCAGGTAGATTTTTTGATTCTCTTGCAATTTTACCTATTGTTTCAGATATGGTACTAAATTGGAATACAGTATCTTTTGATAATGATAATGATGAAACGGGGTTTGAATACCCTAAGTCCGCAATATTTTGAGTTTTAAGTAGGTCTGTAGCAAAAGCGGCTGTTTTACTACCACCACTTCCTGTATTTCCTCCACTTGATGGTTCTTTTTGATTATAAAATGACCAATAAGTATCTACTTGACCCATTAAAGAACTGTTATTCTTCACGGATTCAAATTTCAAGAACTCGTTTTTGAATTGAGTATAATTTAAACCTGCTCTTAATTTGGATACTTCTTCGTTAATTGTCATATCAATAAATATTATTTAGGAGTGTTTTCTAATTCAATAATGTACTCCACGTAATATCTACGTATGAAAACTGGCATGGTGATAATGTCACCATAACTAAAACCTCTTTTGATTAAAAATAAAATTTCGTCTAACTGTCCTTTCTTATAAGCCATAGAAAGGGCGAAAAAACTCAACCCCGAACCCAATTTCAACTTGGGTGTCTTCTCCTGACGGGGTTTTTACTGTTTTTGTTAAATCTAATCCTGGTTTATTTTCTTTTAGAAATTTTCTGAAATCTTGAGAGTCTTTAATTGGTAATCTCTCAACAAAATTATGTATGTTCATCATATCTCTATTGCCGGCAACAGACTTAATCATCATTTCTAATTGTTTGGTGACAACAGGTGCAACACCTTGACCATTCCAACTCTTTCTTAAATCATCAAGTTCTTTCTCTTGTTTTGGTGTTAAAAATTTAAATGTGATTTGAACTTTTGATTTTTCCATAAAATATGGATATTCACCGTTTGAATCTGATTCTAAATTAAAATCTTTGAATTTTAATTCACTCATATCAACAGAAATCTCAAAATCCTTTTCAGTTTTTGGGTCAGTTAAATAAAATTTATATTCGGGACCAAAAGCGGTGTTTCTTAAAAATATTAACACTGCTTGTCTATCTTCTTCAACAATGTCTTCAATTTGAATATCTCTATCTAATATTTTTCTTCTAAGTAATTCATCAATTACACCATTTGTCGCAATTAAATTTTGCGCGGATAAAATATTTTCATCCGCAGCCGTTAAGTATGCAACTTTAAGTGATTTCTTTTTATTTTGATAGTGTATACCTCTTGAAGGTAGTTCAACAACATCATAAGCGATTGTTGGGTCGACTCTAAATTCTTCCATATTTGTTTTATTTAATAACTAGTATAATTTACAAAAACTTATAAAAAAAGTAAAGGTCTCCTTTTGAGAGACCTTTTATTGACAGATTTTTTATTATTTGATTAGTAAACTAATATACATCTATCCATTCTTAACGAACATGTGATAGATGCAATATCATCTCTTGAATAATCAAGTTCGTTAAAGTTTAAGTCGGTTATGAAAGAACCTTGAAGTATCCATTTTTCAACCACAACCCCCGTTGGGTCTAACATTTCTAATTCAATATCTTTTTTGTAACCAGCTGCGTAACCCATACGACCTGTAACTGATTCAGCGTGTAGACGGAACCACTCCATCAATGCTTGTGCCGCTGAAGGACCAATAGGGTCTTTGAAGGTTACTCTTATTTCATTCCATTCAAATCTACCAGCTACGTATGTTGATGTGTTGATGAAAGGAATTGCAACTGAGTTAATTTTTGCACTAGGTCTTGCACTTGAGGTTACGTACCACTCGTTAATACCCAATGATGATGGGAATCTAAGTATGAATCGGTTAACTCTCTTCGGTTCGTAAGGAACCGGCATTTTCATTAATAAATCTGCCATGTCAATATTTGTTTTTTAATTTTTTTATTTTTAATCTTTCTTATAAATATGTTGTATATGAAAAAACAAAAAAAATCTTCTCAATACTTGATTTTGTGAAAATTATTTCGTATTTTTTCCATACTAGTACTAGATGCTAGTAAATTAAGAACTAGATTAAAGAAACTAGAATAACTATAAAGAAATAAACTAGATAAAAATAAACTAGAACTAGAACTAGAATACTGGTGCATATACTGGGTAATTTATAATTTTATTTTTTTTATATTTGGTAATTCCGTAGGTCACACTATATTATAATGTTCCACGTGGAACATAAAATAGGGAGGGTTTCCCCTCCCCTTTTTATTAGATATTATCAAATGATGCTCCTGTTGGTGTGATTATGAATTCAACATCGATAAATTCAAGAGCTCTTGTTGGTTTAATGTAAATTTTACCTCTCAAAGTATTAGCGTCAATATCTTCAGGGTCGTTGGAAACCGTTACACGGAATTCATACAAACCTCTTTCTCTCTTAATTGCGTCTAATATCGGGTTAACCAATCTCAAAAACTCATTACGAACTTGTTCGTCGTTTTGTTCAAATAACAATCTTACCGCTACTGCTGAAATTAATTTTCTTGCTCTTAACAGTAATCTTCTTACGTTAATTCTATCCAAAGCTGATTCACGTACTTGAAGTGTTTTATTACCCCAAATGATTGTACCGGTATCCGCAAATGTTGCGATAGGGTTAATTCTCGCTTTGTAAAGGTCATCTCTCTCATCCAAAGTTAATTTCTTATAAGCTTTGATTGAGTTTACTAAACCTCTTGAATAACCCGCTACCGCGAACCAAGGGAAAGATACGTTATCTGTTAATGCTATATTTCTCAATACTTCACCTGTTGGTGGTAAGTATAATTGTGTAGCGTTGTCTGCGTCTCTAACTTGAATCCAAGGCCAGTAAACCGCTGAGTAGTTACTATCAATTGCTACGCCGTCCAAAGCGTCTATTACTTCATCCGCTGTACCGTAGTTTGGTGATGAAATCACATAAAGTGAATCCGCTCTATCTTCTTCAATCATATCAATTGCGTAAGATGTTAATGAACTGTGGTCATAGAAGTTGATACCTGGTGTTGCGAAGATGTTTACATCAACAGCTTCAGGGTTTGCGAAGGTATCAATACCTTGAGTGTAAGCGTAGTAGTCAGAGTTTCCTGATACTGTACTAAATACACCACCATTATTAGTGTTACCACTTGTGTAAGTATTTTTACCAAAGATGTATCCATCACCGTAGGTTCTCACATTTCTGTAGATATCCCAACCGTCAAATCCACCAGCCGCTGCGAATGTGAATTTACGATAATTGATATTTGTTAATACGTTATTCGCTCCACCTGTTTGACCCTCTAAATCATACGACGTGGTTAAGAAGGTTGTTCCTGTGATTGTAGATGCGTTTGTTGATAAGTGGAAACCCTTAGTTGTTCCAGCTGCTGATGTTCCTTTGAATTTAAACAAGTCTCTATCGTATGTTACTGCGTTTGTTGGACTTGATAAACCAAAGTATGTTCTTCTTACTTTGTCACCTGAAGATAAAACAGGTGTTCCATCGGCTTGATAAGATGTAGTATCACCAGCGTTATAGAATGTAGTCTTGTACATCACCGAACCTAAAGTACTTGAACCAAAAGATGTGTTGTTTGTAAATCCTTTAAATCCTGCAGGATATGCGTCGGTTGGGTGATTATCAGCCATTGACAACATAATGTATCTTGAACGTAATTCATATTCACCATCAGATGTACCAACTTTTTTAGCAACATATCCTGGTAAATCTGGATTCATATTACATCTACCAAATTTTTCAAGTACAACTAAATTATCGTCTGTATCATTAAAGTCTCTAACGATTAAGTCAAAGTCACCAGTGTTTACATCAATATTAATAATTGAAACTTTTACTTCGTAGTTTGCAGAATCACCATCTGATACTGTGATTACATCAAATAAATCATCAACTTCACCACCTCTAACCTCTGATACAACAGTTGGTGTCATTGGGGTATCCCAAGATGTTTTAAAGTCGTTACCAACATGTTCGAAAACTTCTGTTAAACTTAAACCTCTAATTAAACCTTGTTCATATGCTCTTTGTAAGTAATTTGGATAAGATTCAAAAACATACACAGGTACATCACTTTTTAATTTGTCATAAACATCGGTACCAAAAACTTTTGTTACATATTTTGATGACGAAGAGTCCATACTACAAGTGAATGATTTTGGTCCACTTGTTGAACCTGTAACATTAACTGTAAATTCAGCTAATGGATTTGTAGTGATTCCTGAACCTGTAACCACAAAATTTACATCTGCGGTAGTTTCCAAGTTTAATGTTTGTCCATTGTAAGAACCTCTTGGTCTGAACGCTAAAACCACTTGTCCATCATACGCCGTGTTCAATGTTCCATAGTATGTGTACTTAGTCACATCAAATCTACTCGCACCGCTGTTATAAACAAATAAGTAAGAATATACTTCAGAACCTGTGGTGTTACAAAGTTTATTGAACCATTCCTTATTGTTGTAATTACTTGCGTTATTCAAACCTGTTAAAGGAGAAACTTCTTCAAGTGATGATGTTTGACCACTTGTTCCTGAAGTTGGTACTTCACCCATCACAAACCATTGTCCATGGTTAGATGATGTGTTACCACTAAAGTTTGCTACAATATATTCTGTAATATAATTTCCATCTACAGATATTTTATCTGATAGTTCACTATAAATCGTACTTGCTGTAATTGTTGTGGTCGATGCTGACATTGTTAAACTTGTGGTTGTTCCACTAAGAGCCCCCAATGTAACCCCACCAATTGTTTTAACACCATAAGTTTTGACAGGTAAATAACCCGTTAAACCTAATATTCTTGTTACAAACATTTGGTTAGATTCTTCTAAATAAGATTTTGCGAAATAAGGTAATTCATATTTTGGATTGTTATTGTTGTCTTTTAACGGACTTGTTCCCCCAAAATATGACTTGAATTCGTCAAAATTAGTTATTAATACAGGTTCAAAAGCGGGACCTTTTAAGGTTTCACCCACCAAACCTAATGTGCTCACACCAACACTTTGTGCTACGAATGTTAAGTCTTTTTCAGATGTATATACACCCGGAGATACAAAAACTCTATTTGAATTTGCCATTTTTAATTTGTTTGGTTAATTAATTTTATTTCTTTATCAATAAATATCTTTGTTTTTAGCAAAGATTCCCTTGATTTTTTTAAAAATGGCACTTATGGATACTAATTTATCCTTTAGTATCTATATTTATCTTTATCATGAAAAACACCCTAAAAAACATAAAGGTTAGTGAAAATCACCACCAAATGTTAAAAGAATATTGCGACAAAAATGGATTAAAAATTTATAAGGTTGTTCAGAAATGGATTGATGAAGTTTGTAAAACAGGAAAGGTGAATGATTCACCTAAGAAAAAAGATATCTATGGAGATTAATTTTTTATAACATACTAATCTCCGTCATATCAACGGTAATGTTATTACAAATTAATAAATTACCATCAATTATAAAATTGTCAGTTCTTTCTAAAACCAATAATGATTCAAGATGACTAGTATCAACACTAAGACCATAGATGTCATTATCAACAACCAAATTGATTATTAAATTTTCATATATTTCAATATGAGATAATGTTTTTTCGTATAAAAATTCTTGTATTGTCATGTTGTTTAATTTATTGGGGTTACTGTTGTGATTGTTGCTCCAGAACCAAATCCTGTACCGGTATTAAGTGTCGTGTCTAAAGTTCCATCTGAAAATAAACGTACAATGTTTCCTACCGATGTGCCGTTATATGATGTAAAATTACCACTAATTAGTATTTTACCATTTGTTTGAACAACAATACTGAGTACATGATTATTAAATCCGGTTCCAATACTAAATGTATTATCAATAGTTCCATCAGAATTTAGTCTAACTATCCTATTAGATGTTACACCACTATACGATGTGAAAGCTCCCCCGACCATTATTTTACCACTTGAAAGAGTCGAGACAAAATAAACACTATTATTAAATCCGGTTCCAATAATAAATGTATCATCGATAGTTCCTCCGGAATTTAATCTAATTATTCTATTAGATGTCACTCCACTATATGATGTAAAATCTCCACCAACGACAATCTTACCATCTGATTGTACCGATGACATGTATGTGTAGGCATTAAATCCCGTACCGACTGTAGTTGTAAAACTAGAATCGTGACTCTTATCGGAATTAAGTCTCTCAATTCTTCTTGTGGTCATACTACCACAAAGAATCATTTTACCATCTGATTGTAAAGAAACATCTTGAACAGTTGAGTTTGCATCATAAGTAGTAGACGTTGAACCACTAAATGTATTATCAATTGTTCCGTCAGAATTTAACCTAATAATTTTATTCGCCGACGTGCCATTATATGATGTAAAATATCCACCGATTAATAGTTTTCCATCAGATTGGGGTACAACAAATTTTGTGATACTATTGAATCCCGTTCCGATACTGAATGTATTATCGATTGAACCGTCTAAGTTTAATCTAATTATATAATTGGACGATACACCACTGTATGTTGTAAAATAACCCGCACCGTAAATTTTGTTATTATATATTATGTGATTTTCTAAGAAATTATCAAATCCGGTTCCACCGCTAAATGAACTATCAACTGAACCATTTGAGTTTAATTTAATTATGTCATTATATAATGTGCCATTGTATAATGAGAATCCACCAGAAATTAATAGTTTATCATCCACCATCAATGATGGTGTTGGGGTGGCCGATGGTGTGACAGAACTATTGGGAGTAATGGATGGTGTTACTGATTGAGTTGGTGATGGTGTCGGTGAAGACTCAATTGTTACCGAAGGGGTAACTGTGGGTGTTGAGGTTAAAGTAGGGGTTGGTGTAACCGATGATGTAAGTGACGGAGTAATTGACGGTGTTACTGAGGGGGTAACTGAAGGTGTTACAGTTATGGTTGGGGTGATAATAGAGGTTGAGGTTAAAGTAGGGGTAACCGTAGGTGTTGATGTTGGGGTTATTGATGGTGTTACAGATGAAGATGGTGTTATTGAAGGTGTTGGGGTCGGTGTTATTGGTATTGTAAAAGTTGATTGTGTTGTAAAATCATATCTAAATTTTGTTTTAGACGACGTATTAATATCTACCGAACTAAAATTATTAACCAAAGTTAAATTACTAAACGTACCATCGACAGTATATTGTGTAGTACCACTTAATTGATTTGGTTCAATAAAAATTTTAACAGGAATTGATATTGAACTACCAGTCACAGTTAATAAAGTGTCAGTAAATGAAATTTCAACCGTCTTATCTACCTTATTTGTTGCGGTTGCGGTGTAGTCCGCAACGATTGAACCACTACTATAATTTGATGATATTGTTATTGAGTTTTCAATTTTTTTTATAGATGGAATTGACCTTAAATCGGGTTCCACCATGGTAATACTTCTGTTAATTGCAGGAGAAACTTCAAATTCTTCATCATCAATTAAGAATCCTAACATTGTAAACCCGTAATTTTGAATGTAGAATCTTCTACCATCTAAAGTATCCATCGGAGTATTATCTTCGATTCTATCTAATACAATTGGGATATAATGACCTTTTACTCGAGTGTATGCTTGACGAGATGAAAACTTTTGTAAAACCTTTTGATTGAACTTATTTATATCTCTAAATTTTGTACAAACAATAGTTACATCAAAACTAATATCAACCGCAATTGGTTGAGGTATTTTGTATATGTCCGCACCCATTTGATTTCCATCCCAAGTCGGAACCGATGCATAAAAAAAGTCTCTTCTATCAGGAATAGTTCTTTGAATAGATGGGTTTGTACCTAACTGAACTTCAGGTTTTCTTACAACAGCAATAAATGGTAACTTAATATTTCCATCTTCATCACTAAAAGACCAATTGTTGGTATACTCACCCCATCTTTGAATTGTGAGAATTTTTGGAATCATTGGTATTTGGTCCCCGTCAGATATTACTTTAAAATTTTCTTTTACAAATTCTAACATACCCAAATCAAGGTCGTCGTGCAATATCGAATCAGGAAGAAAAGTATCAGATTTAATTATTTCTTCTAATAATTCTTTTCTTCTACCGGTAATTGCAGGACCATCCGCGTTTTGGTTTACACCGTATACTTTAATATCTTTTTTTCTTTTTGGTAATCCCATAATTAAATTCCTCTAAATTCAGATTCTTGTGCAATTGCACAGGTGATAGTTCTATAATGAGGTCTAAAACCAAACATATTATGTTTATTATCGGAAGTAACTTTTCCATCGTTTACCACCGTATAGTATCTAATTCTTTCTTCCGATTCGGGGTACCCAATAAAATCACCATATCTAATATCAATACCCATTTCTTCTAAGTGTTTTATATAAACTGAAATGGTCATATTACCGGGTTCCAAATATCTATTTACACCTTTAGTATATGAATTGTTTTTAGGTTCTTCAATTTTAACCAATCCGAAAAATTCGGTAGGTGGTAAAAATTTAATTTGGTCTTTACCAACTTCACCGTATACATCATCAGTGTCGGTTTTTTGTCTATCTACTCTAAATAAAACTAATTTCATACCTAAATCACCATGCAAGTATTCTTCCCCTAACTGAACATTTAAATCAAAATCAGTTTGAGAAAAAAATTTACTTAATCTGGTTATCGGTAGTTTATTCTTCATTTACTATAAATAGTTCATTTATTGATTCTATTTTACTATATTTAACTTATTGTATGCAGAGTAAGATTCCTGAGATAGAAGCAAGGGAAATTTTGTCCACTTACGAAGGTTTTAACAACCAACTAATTGAGTGGAAAAGAAAGTTATCTGAAGTTAAAGGTTTTCAGTTAACAAGACCCCAAGCTGAGTATGTTTTAAAATACCATGAGGTAGTTCCTCGGGTTGCAAAAAAATATATCAGTATTGTTGATGGATTTGCAGACAAGTTAATGGAATCTAAACATCTAACAAAACCACCCGAAAAAATATGGTGTGAAAAGTTATTATGTGAAAGTGATATGGCATATCACATATGGGGTAAAATTTTTGAAACTGAAAAAAATTCAGCTATGTGGGTTCCTAAATCCGCAATCATCCAAGAGGAAAAAAAATTAAACAGAGAGATTGATTATTCATCTTACGATAACCGACCTCCATTACCTCACCAAAAAGAAGCTATTGAGAAATTATTGGCCAACGACAAATATATTCTCGCTGATGATATGGGACTGGGTAAAACCACATCAGCGATTATTGCCTCTTTAGAAAGTGGAGCAAAAAAGATTTTAATAATATGCCCAGCATCTCTAAAGATTAATTGGCAGAGAGAAATTGAAAATTACTCAGATAAGAAAACTTTAATTGTTGAAGGTCGTAAGTGGGGTTCAACATTTAATTACTATATTATAAATTATGATATTGTAAAAAACTATCACTCAACTGAAACACCTGAAATTGGTCAAGAAAATACTAATTTAATTGCCAATGAAAAATTTGATTTGGCAATAGTAGATGAAGCTCATTACATATCAAATACTACCGCTCAAAGAACTAAATTAATAAATGATATATTAAAAAATATACCAAAAGTTTGGTTACTTACAGGTACACCCATGACCTCAAAACCAATCAATTATTATAATCTATTAAGAATCGTAAATTCAAATGTTACGTTAAATTGGCAAGGTTATGTTAAAAGGTATTGTGGTGGTTATCAATTCACGGTAAACAAAAAGAAAATATGGAATACTAACGGTGCAACAAATTTAGATGAACTTAGAATGAGAACTAAAAATCTTGTTTTAAGAAGAATGAAAACTGACATATTAGACCTTCCCGATAAAATTATCACACCAATATTCTTAGATTTAAAGAGTACATACTATGATGAAGAACTTGAGGACTTTTTAAGAATTACAAGTGAATCTAAAAACAAAGAATCATTATCTGTTACTATTAATCGTTTAATGAAAGTTAGACAAATTATCTCTCAGGAAAAAATTGATTATACTTGTGAGATTATTGATAGATGTTTAGAACAAGGTAAAAAGGTTATTGTGTTTACGAACTTCACCATGTCTTTAGATATGTTACATGAGAAATACAAAAAGAACTCGGTGGTTTTAGATGGTAGAATGTCTAAAGAAAAAAGACAACAATCTGTTGACCGTTTTCAAAATGAAGACAAAGTAAAAGTGTTTATTTCAAATATTATTGCAGGTGGAGTTGGTATCACCTTAACCGCTGCGGAATGTGTGATTATGAATGACTTATCATTTGTTCCTGCACATCACAGTCAAGCAGAAGACAGAGCGTTTAGATACGGACAAAAGAAAAATGTATTAGTGTATTATCCGATTTTCGAAAATACTATTGAAAAGATAGTGTATAATATGCTTCAAAAGAAAAAGAATATTATCGACCAAGTAATGGGTGATGGAGATTTCTCAGAAAGTTTTGCACAATCAATTCTTAAAGAGATTCTTTAAGATATTCATCATGAAATCAATGTCCTCTTGTTTTTGAGAAATACTCTGAATTATTTCAACCCACACATCGTGGATTTTATCAATATCAAAATTTTCACTACTTGAAGGCAAACTCACACAAACTTTTCTTTCTTCTTTTATAAAATTTAAGTTTGTGTCTTCAGAAACTTCAAGAGAAAACTCTACATCGTTTTTTGAACAATACATGAAAAACTCAAAGAAAATTTTTGAGTTAAAAATATCATCAATTTTTTCTTCCATTAGTATATTATTTTTGTTATATGTATACCAACCATTTAATTCGGTTATAATGGTATCTTCTTTAAGATGTAAAAAAATCATTCTCGTTGGGTTCACAGTATGAAATCTAAAATCATAGTTCAATGATACCAAAACTAAATAATCAATATTTTTACCAATGTAATCCCTTACATCTATAATATTTTTAAAACTATCACCTTGAAATTTAACAACCTTGCTTTGGATTCTTTTAACTTTTGTATTATCATCGTTGTTGACCGTGAATAAATCACAACCGTTAACCATGTCAATCGAAGAACCCCTCACCAATGATGTCCTGTAAATCTTAGCTGTTTTTACATTTTTTTTAAAATAATGTTCAATACACAATTCACCATATGTACCCGTACCAATCGTTTTGGATGCAATATGAAAAAGTTCATATAAAAAATCGCTAGGACCAACAGTCCTATGGTCTATCAATATTTTGTCTTTGTATACTCGAAACCATTTAAAATAGTTTTTTATTTCTTCTTCAATATAACTTGAACTATTACCATCAAAAGTAATTTCTTTTAATGGTACGCCATTTAGATTGTTTATTCCCTTAAGAAAATAATCTTGAAAAATCCATTCGTTTAATTTCTCAACAATTTTTATGTTGACAATATAGTTCGTATTAAACTGATTTACAGGAGACCACGACCCCCTTGGGGTTAAAACACCATATGTCCCATTTTTTTGACAAAAACCATATTGGTTTTTACTCAAGTAGCATTCCTTAAAAACCTCTCTCCATTCACTCAAAAAAAGGTCCTTGATAGGTCCCTTTATTGTGCAAATCTTTTTTACGTGGTTTTCTATGTTTCTTAAGTTTCCGGTGGAATACATTAATATTTGGAATATTAAAACAAATATACAGATATTTATTGATAAATCAAAGTTAATGTCAACAACTGTCATTTCAAATACTGAAAAACAAAAATTGTACACCCAAGTGTTTCATTTATTGGGTTTACCCGTTAGGGGAGTTGAACTCACAGAAGAACAAATGGACACCTTTTTAGAGTTGTCAGTATCTGAATATGAACAATATGTAAGTGATTGGTTGATTGAATCACAGTGGTCAGCACTCGCTGGTCTTAATGTGGATACACAATCATTAACAAGAGCGTTTACCACAAGGAGTTTAGATTACGAGACACAATACACCCATTCTTACTCTAAGATTGTAGGTCTACAGACGGGTGGTAATAGTGAATTAAAAAAAGATTATATTTCATTATCTGCGAACACACAAACTTATGTGATTCCTGCTGGTAGAGAGATTAATGAATTATTGTGGTTCTCAAGAGCGGAATTAACAGACTCAATTGTTGACCCATTTTTAGGCGGTTTTGGTGGTCTTGGGGGTGTTGCTTTTGGTGGTGTCGGTGGATTTGCACAACAAGGAGCTTCGGGTTCTTATTTCTTATTACCAGCTTATGATTTATTATTAAGAATGGGCGATAGAAATATTAAAAACCGATTAATTGGTGGTGACTTAACATATAGAATTACGGCAGGACCAAACGGAACAAAAATAGTTCACCTATACAATGTACCAGGTGGTAGATTTGATTTTGGTTCGATTCAAAACAATAGACAAAAAGTGTGGTATTGGTATTATGATACCACAGACCCCGATACTTGTTTAGACAAAAATAGTGGTATTGTAAAATTACCTTCTGATGTTGAAACCGAAGAACTTACTTGGGACATGTTAAATAAACCAGCACAAAACTGGGTTAGGAAATATCTTATCGCATATTCAAAAGAAGGTTTAGGTAGAATATGGGGTAAATTCTCAGGTGATTTACAAGTACCTGATAGTTCTGTTAAGTTAGATTATTCAACATTGTTACAAGAAGGTAAAGATGAAAAATTAAAACTTATTGAGGAATTAATGAATCGTTTAGAAAGATTAAGACCCGATAAGTTAATGGAAAGAAAAGGAGCGGAAGCGGAAAACCTAAACAAAGCACTTAAGTACAGACCTTTCCAATCACCATTTAACGTAATCTAATTAGATATTGGTTGCGTGATAAGCGTAATCATTACCGTTGGTCTGAATAATCTCATCCTCATTACTCTTGATACTTTCAGCTTGTAGAGATACCACTTTTCTATTCAAATCCACCCAATAAGGGTCTGCTAACTTCAAACTGTCCTCCACATACATAAAGAAAGGGTCTCTTTTTACTCTATTCCAAAATAGTACTTCACTATCAGATAGTGTCATTACCTCATCGTACTTATCTTGACCATCTTCCTTAAGAGGAAACCCACTTACTAATTCACATTGAGCTCTTGTAAAATATTGTCTGTCTTCGGGTTTTTCAACCAAAATATCGTGACGTATTTCAGGGTTGAAAACAACTAACAATGGTTCTATTCTCTTATTAAAATTAGTCAAGTATCTCGCCACGTTATAATCACCAGTCATGTCGGGATTGTTTGTTAACTCCTTTTCAGAAATCATGTAACAATTAATCTGTATGTAATTATCTGGCATTGGTTTACCGTGTAATTTAGTAAACTCCTCTTGTTGTTTTTTGGTTGGTTTTGTTATTTTCTGAACATCACCGTCTGATTTTTTTTCACCATTATTAATATAGTAAATGGTCTCACCAAGACTGGCGGGATAGTTATTCTGAATAACCAACTCCATATGTGCTTGTCGAGACATCAAAGAACCAGCTTTCGTGGTTTTTTTAATATGTTTTTTGTAATCCTCGACCGATTGTTTTACACGAGACTTATTAGCCATTTTAGACAATGGGATTTTCTTATCATAAATTTGTTGGACATATCTGTAATAAAGCTCAACAAAAGATAATCCATCGCCATTTAATAGGTGTTTTAATCCTTCATCTAAAAATTCTACAACATATTGTTGAAGTTTTTTTGATTTAATAGTATTCCCCGTAAGTTTGATTTTTTCTTTACCTTTTTTAAGAAGTTTAATGATGTAATTTTTTCTTGAAACGTTGATACACGCAGGTGCGGTGTAATCAATATCAAGACCCATTTCATTTCTCATAAAAGTGTCATTGAATTCCGCGGTATCTGCTTCGATACCAACGTATTCTTTCCCTTCTTCTACTAATTCATTCAAACCTTTACCAATGTATATGTGGGTATCAATATCATCGGGAGTAGAAAAGTTAACACCGTCCGTATCCATTACAAGAGGTTTATATCCTTTTTTCTCAAAGAACATAATCATCATACGAAGACACTGACGACCAGTACATGTGATGGTTTCACCCATGTTCATATCACCCCATGGAAATACCTGTGGTGCGGACAAGGAACCAAAATAAGCGTTGATAAAAATCTTGATTGGTAATTGTTTACGGTCGTACATTTCTGCTTGTACGGGGTCACTATCTTTAAGTTCACCAGCAAGTCTTTTATATTTGATACGAATGTTTCTAAAGTACTTTAACATAGACTTCTGAACACCCATAACATCACATTCAGGAAATACATCATAAACCAATTGGATTGATGGGTAAAGAGATGCGTAGTCAAATTTTACAATATTCTTGGAGTATCCGACATTTAATAATCTTGAAAGACCTCCTGTAATTGCTCTTTTTTCATCTTTGGTGGGTATTGCCAAACCGTTTTCATATGACCAAGCTAACATGATAATTTTCCAAAGTGTTGCAGTTCCCATCGTTGCAATTCTTTCATAAGTTGTTGGTACCAATTTAGAAAGTAAGAACGTAGATTGAGAGAACGAATCATCCACAATCATTGTTTCGTACAAGTCATCATCAAGATACTGTTCTACAATTCTTTGACCTGGCCATATTTCGTATTTATTAGGGTATTTGTCTAATAAATTTTCAGTACCGGGTTCACCAATCTTTTTGTATTTACCTGTTTTAGGGTTAACGTAATAACTATCATTTTCCAAATATATTTTTGAAATAAAAGCACCATCGACATATACCCGATTTGGTTTTTCTTTTTCCAAATATTGGGTAATGTATTTCAATCCCCAAGATTTAATTTCCGAATTAATTGCTTGTGCCCTTCTTACTGCGTGAGCGATATCAACAATATTATGACCCCAAATGATATGTTGAGTGTAAGGTTCAATTTCATTTGCTAACTTTAATACACCTTCTTTTTGTTTAATCCCATCCGATGTGAGTATTGATGTACACTCAACAATATCAACACCTAAAATTTCGGCTCTTTTTAATATGAATGGAAAGTCAAATGACGCTGAATTATACCCACCAATAATTGTTGGTTTTAATTCTTTTATTATTTCAAAAAATTCTTCGATACATTTTTTCTCACCATCAGGACCAAAAGCGGGTATGGTTTTTTGTAAACCACGGTTGTCCTTTACTCCAATAAGAATTATCTCATTAGTCTCAGGTTCAAGGCCCGTGGTCTCGATATCGAATACAAATCGATGAACACCTGAATAATCATCAATACCTTTAAATAATCTTTTTTTCTTTTGAATAAGATATTGTTCTACAGGTGATAAAATAGTAAATAAGTGTTTAAAATTATCACCCCACGGGTCAATACCGCCTTGTTTGAAAAAACTAATTAATTCACGATAACCCTTTAGACTTTTTACTAAAAAATTTTGTCCATTTTCAAGTCTATCATTACCTTGGGTCTCAAGTTTATCAATAATAATACCGTATTCCCCCATTTTTTTCTTTTGTATGGATTTACTTCCTTGATAGAAATTACAAGAACTTAAATCACCAACCCATAGAAATGGAGTTAAAGTGTCGGGTTTTACTACCTTACCCCTTACAGGGTCTTGAATAATTTTGTAAATTTTGTTGGTTTGGTAATCGTATTCAACCCCTACAATGTATTCTTCAGGGTCCCAACCATTTAAAAAACTTTCGATTACCTCTTGAGAAATAACTTCTGACATATCGTATATTTTTGTTTTGACACATTTGCTTACAACACCGTGTTGTAGTTTGTCTTGCTAACAATTATACGAAATAATCATCACATATCAAAATATGGTGATAAATAATTTTTCCTTTACAGGAAGAATCAGTTTTGTGGTTGGATTTAAGTTGGTATCTAAAAATTGAACTGTAACTTTACCTTCATACTTACCAATTCTTGCGGTTTGTGATTCTGTGAATTGGTGGGTAATATAATATTCGTCTGTGGTTTGATTGTACTTTTTGTCTCTTGTGGTGATTAAACAAGTTGAGTTTAGGATTTCAGGTTCACCTGTCTCAACATCAAACATATCAAAAGTAATATCACAACTTTCCAACATATCGTTGAATCCGGATTTATCATTTTTTCCATCATCAATAAGTCTCATTTTTAATATCGGTTGTGAAGCACCTTGTCTTATAAAAAATTCCATCTTATTTAATATATTTTATTTAATACAAAAATGTCACTATATATTTTATTTGCGGGGTCACTTGAACTAAACTGAGCTGTTACTTCAATTGTATTTGAAACGGTGGTATCAAACGTAGTACTATTAACCGTATTGAACGCAAACCCACCTTGTGAACCATTAGATTGTTTTGTTGTATGAAATACACCAAGAGCAACTATACTGGCAACACCCGCAACACCGAGAGACCTAATTGTGAAATTTATAGAAAGTTGCCAAACGTCATCAACTGATGTTGTCATATTTTGAAGTCCAGAATCTGCTAAAATTACCGAACCAGTTTTAACTTTTATTCTTATATCATCACCATTTTTTGCGGATAAAAGACCACCAAAATCCGCTCTAAAGCTATCACCAACCCTAAATCCATTAGCGGGAACACTTAAGGTTCCAACCCCACCGTCAATAACACTTAATTCTGATGTTGTACCACTTATAGTTACACTATTTCCTGTTTGAGAAAACAAACCATAAACCGTTGGAAATGGAGCTAAAACACTATTTTTAACTCTATATGTGGTTCCACCTTGAGAAACAGCAAACTCCGCATTTGCGGTTAAACCTGTAAGTTCGGGTAATTGGGATATTGGTAAATTCATCTTATTTTATAAATATCTATTTTTATATTTTAATACGTTTGAGGTGTTTGATACGTATTTCTTGTGGTGGTAGAGTTAAATCCTGATACCGTATGTAACGTTGTCCAAGTTGTTCCATTATTACTACCGGCAATCGTCCATGATTTAGGGTCTCTACTTTCTTCATCATTTGCGGTACCCCATCTATAACCCGTAAACGCCTTTGCACTACTAAATTGAAAAATAAAATTACTTACATTTCCATTTGTTACAAAATTCAAATCCAAAGCTTTAGTTGTTAAATTACCATCCGCTAACTTTGGAGGTTCCTCACCAACAGGGTTATTACCACTTGGGTTAGTTACCGTAACACCAGCCATACTTTGGTCTACACCACCTATTTGAAAAACGAATTCGGATGCTTGTATGCAATTCGCATTAGGTGGTGATGTTTTACTTTCAGTAATCTGCCACCTATAATATGTGTATGCGGGTCTTGATGGTGTTGGTGTTGGTGTTGGGGTAACCGACGGTGTTCTACTTGGTGTTATTGATGGTGTTACACTTGTTGAAGGTGTTCTACTTGGTGTAACAGACGGTGTAACAGATGGTGTTACACTTGGGGTTATAGACGGTGTAACAGATGGTGTTATCGATGGTGTTACACTTGTTGAAGGTGTCACTGTTGGGGTCGGAGATGGACCTGTTTCTATTTTTATTTTATAATAGTTTTCTTGGAAAATATAATCACCGTTTTCTTGTAGTAAAAAATTACCTGATAAATCTTCTACGTACAGTGTACAAGTACTACCAAACGCGGGAAAAAATAAAGAATATGTTCCATAAAAATAAGACGCAACATAATCATAGGGTAATACTTGGGTGCCAAGATTAATAGTACCACCAGTATCTGGATAATAAGTAATAACCGCACTTTGACCTGTATAATTTGTCGAAACTATTTTTAAAGTATCCATTTATTTAAATTATATCAATTTGTATCATTTTTTTAAAGGCCAATCATACTATCCACACAATTTTCAACACATTCCGTTATGTCATAGTTGGGTTTAGTATCAACAAGATAATGATGTCTTACTCTTACAAAATTTAATGGTTCTTCATAATATTGTACTCTTTTAAAATTAAAACAAGAAATACCCATATTATGTATGCCACCAGAATATTGTGTACCACCAGCCCACGATTGAATCATTATTTGATTACCCCTTGTTGAAGGGATAACTTCTTCCCATCCTTTTAATTTATATATGGTTCTTCCATTTAAATAAATTTTTAATGTACCAATTCTTCTATTTCTTTCTAGTGCCCATTTTTTATTTAAAATTTCAATGTCTTCATATGTTGGAGTCGCTCCCGTTAACCAACTACTAATCGGGGTGGTCAATGTTCGACCTGTAATCAAATCATTCCAACCACCATCATTTTCTAATTCACAATCATTAAAATATTTATCTCTTTCAAAAGTTATTGTGATATTAAAATCTTTAGATGTTCCACTTGTACATAAAACAGGTGTTTGACCTGAAGATGTATAAAAAGTTTCACTGTATCCACTGTTTGTTGTACAAATACCCGAATATCTTATTGCTCTCCATTGAATTCTACCGTCATTTGTAAAAGAAAAAGATAGGTTATTATCTGCGTAGTTTCTTAAATCAGATTCACCTCTCACACCTAAATAATAAATGGTTCTTCCGCTCGACCAACCTGAATTATTTCTATTTAAAACCAAATCAATTGTCCATCCTTTTTCTGTTCTTCTTTTGACTTTGTAGGAACAATTATCAACCCCCGCACCATGATTTATTTGATAAGCCCAAGGTTTTGCTTCAGATATTAAATCCTGAGGACAACAATCATCTCCTCCTAATTGTTCAGTACACGCATATGACGAAGAACCTAATCCCGATGTTTGTAAAGAAAATGGATTTGATAAAGCGTTGTTATAACCACTATTTATTAAATAATGAGTGTTATTATTCAGTGTATAAGAATAAACGTCGTTTTGTAATATAGTATCGGAATTACCTAATGTAGCCGTAAATGCAGAATATTGTAAAGTCCAAGAGAGTCCCAAATACACATAGGAAGCATCATTGACTGTATTGTTATATTCAACCAAAGATATTGTATCTCTTGTACAATCGGTTCCCGATAAACCCGTTGTATTAATAGTCAATCCGGTATACACGATAGTGTTATCTAAATCTAAAACCAAATCATCGTAATCTAATTCAGTTTTAGAGATTTCGTAATCGTAATATTCCGAAGAATCGAGTTGTAAATCTAATTTACTCCCCCAAAATTTAAGTATGTTTTGACTATTCATGATATTCTATAAATATCTTTCCTTTCTTTTGATATTTATATTAAAAAGATAATTGCATGGATAAATATGTTAAAAATATAATTGAAGAGACATTTGCGTCCAAAAAACAACAAAGATATTTCTACGCGAAAGCAAACGATAAGTCAATCCCAAAGAAAGAAAGAAAAAAATGGTCAAAGTGGGCCAAAGAATATTCTGATGATACCGACTTTGAGAAAATTCCAGAAAAGGTTGAAACTGAGGTAGATGAAATTGTTGATGAAAAAGGTAACGTAGCAAGAAGAAAAATTCCAATTTCTAAAGCAAGTAAAGGTGGTTCTCACGCAATAACCGATAAAGTTGTCAAAACAGGTTTTGGTCAAATGGGTACACATGGTATTGCTCATGGGACAAATACAACCATAAAATATTGGACGGAGTCTGATTTAAGTAAAGCTTTAGGTTATGAAAAAACTTTAGGTCAGGACGAAGACATTGAAGGTGCTTATGAATATTTTGAAGACGATTTAGGTATGAGTGATGATGAGAGCAAAGAAAGATTATCTTCCTATGGTTATGATGAAAAATTAAAAGGAGACAAGGTCAGACTTATTGAAAATCCTAAAAAATTTGTAAATGATTATGTTGAAAGTGTTCTTAATAAAAAATCTAACAGTAGTGATTTAGTAAAAAAAGACCAAACAGAAGATATTGAAACAGAATTAAGTCCAATTATTAAAAGACAGGTTATGTCTTTAAAAAATACTTTAGTAAAAAATAACGTATCTGTTGAAGATGTAATTAATATCCTTAAAAAGGAAGAAGATTCCGATGAATAAAGAATTAAAAGGTAGAATTTTTGATATCCCGCAAGATATTTTAGACAAGATAAACCACACTGTAGTTGGTTTAAACGGTGAAAATGTGCGAGGTATTGAAAGAGCTAAAAAACTTTTAATTGATAAAAAAGTAAAATACGGTCAACTTAAAAGAATTATCCATGACATCCAAAATATGGATAAAATGCAAGAAAAAACTAAGTACGACTTATGTGGCGGAGACCTCATGGAAAAATGGGCTAAACAATTTTTACAAGGAGAAAGAGATTTAGTAAGTAATAGAAAAGACTCCAAAAAAAGAGCCGATGAGATTACGTCAATGACAGGGGAAAGAAAAAACAGTCATTTAAAATCACACAAAAAAAGATTTAGTTTTAAAATTCCAACAAATTTGATTAAGAGTAATTCTCATAAGACGAGTGTATCTCCACTTACATCAATGAAATTATTTGAAGAAATAGATAAAATAAAAAAATTAATTAGTTACTAATATGCCAACACAATTAGAAATAATCGGAGATAGAGAGAGAAACATTCTCATGTCAAGGAACGAATACAATCTTGGAGATTTGTACAGTTCAAATAATACTGGTGCGTTATCAGACGGTGATGAAAGAGGAAAAGGTGAATTAAGCGGAAATATTGGTTCTAAAACTGATATCATGGAAAGAACTTCTTTAGTCGCAAAAAATCCTTACGGTCCAACAAATCAGTATAACAGTGGTAATCCTAACGCACTGTCAGACGGTGATGAAAAAGGTAAAGGAGAACTGAATAATAGTATTGGTTCTAAAACCGACATCGCGGAAAGAAATAGTCTTTTAGCTAAAAATATTTACAATAACTCTTTTCAATATTCTTCAGGTAATCCAAACGCTTTGTCAGATGGTGATGAAAGAGGTAGAGGAGAAAATAATACAGGTGGTGTAGGCACTGTTACCGACATAAATGAGAGGACAACTCTATTAGCTAAAAATATTTACAATAATAATTTTGGGTACTCAACCATTAACCCAAATGCAATATCAGATGGTGATGAAAGAGGTAGAGGAGAAAATAATACAGGTGGTGTAGGTACTGTTACCGACATAAATGAGAGGACAACTTTAGGCGCTAAAAACAAATACGGTAGTACAAAAACATATCCTGATTTTTAATGATAAACTTTGAATCAATATTAACAAACATTCTTACTGAGGCACCTTCAAGGGGTACCCAAAAAACTCTTGAATATGCTATTAAAAATAGGATGCCCGTTTCTTTTGATTATAGAGGACCAAAAGGTGAAGTTTTACCTGGTAGAAGAATTAAAGCCGAATTGGTTGCATCGGGATTAACTAAAAAAGGAAATTTAGCTGTCAGAGGGTGGGTACAACCACCGTCAGTTTCTAAAAAAGGATTTAGAGAGCATGGATGGAGAACATTTATTTTAGACAGAATATCATCTGGTTCAGTACAAGTTTACGAGGACGAACAATTCACACAAAAAAGACCCGGATATAAAGAAGGTGATGATAAAAGTTTTTCCACAACATATGTAACAAGTGATTGGGGAGCCGTGAAACAACCCCAACAAACAAAACCAACACCATCACCTGAACCAAAACGTAAAGAAGAACCAAGAAGACAGGAACTACCTCAACCAAAACCAAAAGAAAAACCAACGGTCACTCCGGTTGAAACACCAAAAAGAGAAGTCGAAGTTTTCAATGATTTAAAAACTAAAGTAAAAGTTGTTGACAATATAAAACAAATTAATCCTGAAGATTTTAAAACCGCGATTGATGATTTATACAAAAAGAAAATGGATGATTGGAAAAAATCACAAACAGAAATTGGTGGAAATGTAAATGCGGGTGAGGGAACAAGAAGAAGAATGGAAAAAGATTCTGAGTCAGATTTAGATAGACTACTAAAACAAGATAATATTAAAGTTATTGAACCGTCATCGGAAGAACCCGTTGAACTGCAAGAACAATTAAAAAGAATCAAGACTTTAATTTTCTTTTAAAAATACTTATTTTATAAAAAAATCAATATGGAAAAAACAGGACAAGGGGTGATATCACAAAATGACCTAATGCAAAGACTAGTACAAGCCAAAAAAATATTGAACAAAGTTGAAACTGGAGACTTTGAAACTGGCCATGTAAACGAAGAAATATTAAGAAGTAACCCTGAAGATGTATTATCATCATCAAATCAAAATCCACAAATTAGACAACCACAACAACCTAATTTGCAAAAAATACAAGAATCCAAATTACCTGAAGCAATCAAAAGAGCGATGATTGAAAATCCGATACCTCAAATTAGTTTATCAGATTCTTTAGATTTAAACTTTGTTGAAAAAACAAAAAAACTAATGGAATCTGAAGGTGTCGCCACAAAAAAATCTACACAACAAAGGAGTTCACAAGTGGATAGTTCAGATTTAGTTAAACAACTTACACCAATAATTGAAAACATTGTAAGAAAGACTGTAGTCGAAATTATGGATTCCAAACTCAATCAAATTTTAACGGCACAACAAACCATGAGTATCAATGAAAATTTGGTATTAAAGGTTGGTGATTCTGTTTTTAAAGGTAAAATTACTGGCGTAAATAAATCTAAGTAAGTTTGACTTTTCAATTTTTTTTCTTATAATTTATAAAAAGGAAAAATTTGAATGTCAAAAATTAGAATTTTAGCAATACCCCCCGATACACATGGTGTGGGTAAATATAGAATATTAGACCCATATAAATTTATTGGAGACCATTATGCCGACGAATTTCATGTCGACATTGCATTATCTGTTGAAAACAGTGATAATTTTTTTAAGAACTACGATATTGTAGTATTCCATAGTTTTATCCATCAAACAAGTCACGAAGAAAATATTTCAAGAATTAAGTGGTTAAAATCCCAAGGTATTAAAATCGTAATGGATATTGATGACCATTGGTCTCCCGACCATAGACACCCAATGTATTTTCACATTAGAGAAAACGAGTTACCGAAGAAAAAAGCCGACATGATGAAAGAGTCGGACTACGTTACGTGTACGACCGAATATTTTGCTGAAACTTTAAGAAAAAGATTAAATTTAAAAAATGTTTTAGTATTCCCCAATGCAATTGACCCGAATGAAAGTCAATTCCAACCTAAACCCACAGAGTCAGATAGACTTAGATTTGGGTGGCTTGGAGGTTCAACTCACTTACATGATTTAGAACAAATTAGAGGTGGAATTTCAATGATTGCTAATCAATACGATAATATTCAATTTGTTTTGTGTGGTTACGATTTAAGGGGTTCAATCACGGAAGTAAATCCACAAACAGGCGAAAGAAAAACAAGACAAATTCAACCCACCGAAACGGTTTGGTACAAATACGAACAAATATTTACGGACAATTACAAAACAGTTGACCCCGAGTATAAATCATATTTAATGAATTTTACACAAACACCAGAAATTGACGTTAGTGATAAAAAATATAGAAGAGTTTGGACACAACCAATTGGTAGATATGGTTCTAATTATAACTTATTTGATGTATCTTTAGCACCAATCATACCATCAGAATTCAATTCCTGTAAATCACAATTAAAAATAATTGAGGCGGGCTTCCATAAAAAACCTATCATTGCAAGTGAAACAATGCCGTATACAATTGATTTAAAAACTGCATACAAAGAAGGTAAGTTATTAGATGACGGTAATGCTTTATTAGTACATGAAAACAAAAACCATAAACTGTGGTCAAAGTATATGAAATTATTAATAGACAATCCAAATATGGTTGAAGACTTGGGTAATAGATTATACGAAACAGTGAAAGACAAATACTCTTTAGTAACAGTTTCAAAAAACAGAACAGAATTTTTCAAATCAATAATTTAAAAACAAAAAACCATGCATTATTTAGTAACAGTAGGTTATGAAACCGAAAATTTAGACAGAAACGGTAATCCAAGATTACAAAAAGTTAAGTACATTGTAGAAGCTGAGTCGGTTGAAGAAGCGACTTTGGTTGTTTCAAAGTACAGAGCCGGAGACATGAGGTCTTCAGAAAGTTTGGCGATTGTAAAGATGCCAATCGAATGTATTATTGACCCACAAAATACTCCTGAGTACTTTAAAAAATAATTAAAATGTTAACCGCAGAACAAATAGAGTCAAACAAGAAAAAGTTTCTTGAAACGAACTCAAAATATAAAATTTTTACAGAAGAGTTGTTAGACTTTTTGGGTAATGACTTTTTTTTAGCACCAGCATCCACATCTTTAGACATGTATGGGTGTTTTCCGGGTGGTCTATTAAGTCATTGTTTTAAAGCTGCGAAGTATTCGGTTAAAACCAATGAACTACTCCCTGAAACAATGAGGGTAGAAACTTCTTCTATTTTGAAGTGTATATTTTTATCACAGATTGGTAAAACTTTTATGTTTAAACCAAACCCAAGTGAATGGCATAGAAAAAACCTTGGTAAAATGTACGAATTCAATGAACAAGAAGTTTCAATGAAATCAGGAGAACGAGCAGTATATTATGCGGTAAACAATGGAGTAAAATTATCAGAAGATGAATTTCAATCAATTATGAATTCAGATAAAGAATCTGATGATAAAATGGCGAAATATCGTTCGGGTACTTTATCCAACGTAATAAGAATCGGTTTTGAACTATCAATCATAGAAGAAAAAAATGGACAAAAATGAAATTGAGTCGTATATCAAACGACTACAAGAATTAGAAAAAGAAATCCTTAGTGATAATTCTGACGACACATCAATTATGGGAGATTTAAATAATTTATTATTTAATCTCGGTGATGATATTAAAAATCAAGTTGAGGAACAGGTTAATCGTTTTGAAGTTAAAGTTAAAAGATTACATCCGAAAGCGGTAATTCCCAAATACGCAAAAGATGGGGACGCTGGTATGGATTTGGTTGCAACAGAAATAATTTCAAATACCACATTTGATGTTACTTATGGTACAGGAATCGCCATGGAAATACCAAAAGGATACGTTGGTTTAGTTTTTCCTCGCTCTTCTATTAGAAAAACCGATTTATCACTTACAAATTGTGTTGGGGTTATTGACAGTGGATATAGAGGTGAAATCCAAGCAACATTTAAAAAAGTCTTTGGTAAAAACGATGTCAGATTAGATGAATTAGATTATAAAGTGGGTGATAGAATTGCTCAAATAATGATAATACCTTATCCTTCTGTAACCTTTGTAGAGGTGGACGAATTGTCTCAAACAGATAGGGGTGAAGGTGGATTTGGTTCTACAGGTTCATAATAATTATATTAATAAAAAACACTCAATTGAGAAAATCAACAACAAAAACCGTAAATCTTGTAGAAGATAAAAAAACACCTAAAAAAGATAGAATTAGGCAAATAATAAAACAACCTAAAGAAAAATTTCTAACCAAGAATCAAGAAGACTATTGGAGAACTTTAGGTGAAAACGAAATAACACTTTGTTTTGGTCCTGCTGGTGTTGGTAAATCATATATTGCAATGAAAAGGGCTGTTGATTTACTTTGGGACGACAGTAATAAATACGAAAAAATTATCATTGTTAGACCAGCGGTTGAAGCTGAGGAAAAATTAGGTTCACTACCCGGTGGATTAGAAGAAAAACTTGACCCATACATCTATCCTTCATATTATTTACTAAATAAAATAATTGGTAAAGATGCTAGAGAAAAATTAAAGGATGAAGGATTTATTGAAATTGCCGCATTGGCTTATATGAGAGGTTGGAATGTTGACAACACAATTTTAGTATTCGAAGAAGCTCAAAACACAACCCCGTCACAAATGAAACTTTTATTGACCCGTATTGGGTTCAATTCAAAGTTTTTTATTTCAGGAGATTTAGAACAATCAGACAAATTTAAAGACAAAACAAAAACCGGATTATACGACGCAAAAGTAAGACTTGGTGATTTAAAAAATGTCGGTGTATTTGAATTTGGTAATGAGGATATTGTTAGAAATCCAATCATCACTCAAATCTTAAAAAGGTACGATTAAACTTTACTTATAATATTTTATCTATTATATTTCCTATATGGAAATATTTGTTAGTATTGATGGTGTTTTAAGAAACACGATACAGAAATTTGATTACCATTATAAAGATTATTTCTTAAACACTGAAACAGACGAAGAAGAAAAGTTTGATTATGGTGTAAATGGTGTACCAATATCTATTGAAAATTTGTTAAGTACCTACAAGTTTCAATCAATCGATGAATTTAATAAATTTTTATATTTCGATTTCCCAATTGAAATATATGGACACGCCGGTTTAAGTTATAATCAAGCCGCCACTGAATTAAACACATTCATTTTTGAAAACAAAAATGCTAAAATAACTTTAGTTGGTTTAAGTGAAAAAGGTAAAGCAAAACCTGCCACACTTTTCTTTCTTTCAAAAAACGGTATTATGGCTGATAATATCGTTTTTTCAACGCCTGATGAGATAAAAAAATTATGGAAAAAATGTGATTTATGGATAACAGATGATATAAATGTTGTTTCACAATGTCCAATACACAAAAAGGTTATAAAATTTAATACCTTTTATAATAATAACTTTACAAATAAACTACAAATAAATAAATTATCAGAAATAAATAAAACATGGTTGAAATTTTCGGTAAAAACTATTATATCGATGTTGATGGAATCAGTAACAAATGTCAAACGGGTAATCAAATCCAAAATGAAGACGGAACCACAACATTAGAAATAAACCTATTCAAATATGAGATTATCAAAACTTGTATTGAAAGAATACTAAATGAGTTTGAAGAAGTGGATGAAGGATTAGGTGAATTCGGTGAAAACGGTTTATCAATATCTTTTAAAATTGCTTTTAACACACTAATAAAATATGACATATTAATATCAGAAGATGAATAACAAAGAAAACATAGAAAAATTATCGGTGGCTTTAGAAAAACTAAACACCAAAACTAACACCATATATTTTTTGGTGTACGATACCAAAAACAACCCAAGAGCGTCAGTAAAACACATTTACGACATTGCTTTAACTTTAAAGCAAAATGGGTATAATTCAAAATTACTTGTTGAAGATAAAACATATTCAGGGGTTAACTCTTGGTTAGGGGATACATACTCTGAATTGGAAATCGTAACAATTAAAGACGACCGAGTTGAAATTAAAATTGAAGACGTTATTATTGTTCCCGAGTACTATTCAAATGTTTTGGAGTCCATGACAAATATTAGATGTGTAAAAGTCATGTTAGTTCAACAAAAAGAATACATTTTTGAAACATTACCAATTGGTAGTAGATGGTCTGACTACGGATTTGATAGAGTAATCACAACTACTGAATTTTCTAAAAAATACATTAGTGAGGTTTTCCCTGAGTCTTTAGTGCATATTATTCCTCCAATTATTAGTGATGAATTTAAGGTTAGTGATAAAAACACAAAACCAATCATTGCAATAATGTGTAAAGACAGGTCAACAAATAAGAGAATTATATCTGAATTTTATATTAGATACCCACATTTGAGATGGTTGACTTTTAGAGACATGGTTAATATGTCTTACCAAGAATTCGCCGATAACCTAAGAGAATGTGTTGTTTCGGTATGGGTAGATGAAGATTCCACATTTGGAACCTTCCCGTTAGAATCGATGAAGTCAGGAGTACCTGTAATCGGTAAAATACCAAAGAACGAACCAGATTGGTTAAGTGAGAATGGAATGTGGACATATGACGATTCAAAAATTGTTGAAATCCTTGGAACATATATCAACGCTTGGTTAGAGGGAGTTGAAATTAATGATGATGTCAAAAAGAAAATGAAAGACACATTGTTACCATATGAATCAGATATTACAAAAAGTAACATATTAAATATTTTTGATTCATTCATAAATAAAAGAATTGACGCAATAGAAAAGGCGTTAAATAAAATAAAAGAAGAAAATAAAGAAGAAGTAGCATGAAAGACATATCAATAATTTTACCCATTCATAAATGGGACGAGGAATATGAAACAATGTTTAAAAACGCATTCAGTTCAGTTGAACAATTTTATAACGATGTGAAATTGTTGATTGTTGGACCATCAAGTGTCGTTTCAAAAATAAACATTGAACAATCTAATTTAGAATATAAAATAATCGAAAACAGTGGAGAACATGATTTTTGTTCACAAATTAATCTTGGTATCACAAATTGTGACACAGAGTGGTTTTCAATTTTGGAAGTTGATGATGAGTACCACAAAAACTGGTTAACATTAGTAAACTCATACAGAAATGAAAACCCTGAAGTCGGTGCCTTTTTAAGTTTAGTAAAAGATATCAATGTTGAAGGTAAATTTTTAAGTTACACCAATGAATCGACTTGGGCTTACGGATTCACAGATAAACAGGGATTCTTAGATAATGAAGCCTTATTAGAATATCAAAACTTTCAAATTAATGGTGGTCTATACAAAACTTCTGTTATAACGGAGTATGGTAAATTAAAATCAAATATTAAACTAACGTTTGGTTATGAATTTTTATTAAGATTAACACATAACAATGTTATTGTGATGACGATTCCAAGATTAGGATACCAACACGTAAACTTTAGAGAGGATTCTTTATTTTGGAATTATAAAAATTCAGAGAAAATGAGACTCTCACAAGAAGAGGTTAAATTTTGGTTAGACACTGCAAAAAAAGAGTTTTTCTTTAAAAATAACAGAGACATAAACTATGTAGAAAATTAATATATGCCGCGTAAACGAACCCAAAAAATATATTTTGGGGAGGAGCAAGAACAAGCGGTTGTAAGATACCTAGAATCCGAATCCGATACAGAAAAGAATAAGATATTCAACGAATATTTAAGAGAACCTCTCACAATAATGGTCGAAAGTATAATTCGACGTTATAAATTGTATAGAAAAGACTTTGAATTTGTGGACATACACGCAGATACAATGTCGTTTCTTATGACAAAAATTAACAAATTCGACCACACCAAAAACCATAAAGCTTATTCTTATTTTGGGACCATCTGTAAAAATTATTTGATGGGTGCTATTCAAAAAGACACTAAGGAAATGAATCGAAGTGTCTCATATGATGACATATCATCTGATTTAGAAGAAAGTGCGGAACACTCATACTCAATTGATGAATATCATATTGATTATAAAGATGTTATAATAAAATTTATAATTGAATTGGAAACTTTTATGGAGGTCGAAGAGTTGAATGATAATGAACAAAAATTAGGATATGCATTGATTGAGATTTTTAGCAACTTTGAAAAAATATTTCAAGTGGGTGAGGGAAATAAATTCAATAAAAATTTAATTCTTTTGTCACTAAGAGAAATGACTTCATTATCCACAAAAGAAATTAGACTTTCTTTAAAGAGATATAAAAAAGTTTACGAAGGAATCATGGTAGGATTCATAAATTAACTATTTCTCTATTTATATATTATGAGGGAAAAGAAAAACATAATATCATTAGACACCGACTCAGCATTGGCATTAATGCAAGAAATCTACAATGATATTGTTGAACAGAAAAATACCGCGTCGATGATAACTAAAAAAATGTTAACATTTATGAAAGACGCTGAAGACATGAGTGTTATTGGTCCCGTCATTAAAGAACAACAAAAAATACTAAACGATTGTACTGAAAAGAAGATTTCGTTAGTTAAACTCCAAGGTGCTTTATTAAAACAAACTCAAGGAAGTGGACCTAATTCAAGTGGAGGTAAATTACAACTTACTGATGAAGATAGGGTCATATTGGAAAAACTGATGAATGATACTGAGGGAGAGTCGTCAGGAACATATAGAGACTAATGGCTAATTCAAAAGAACCCAAAAAAAAACTTCAAGCTTCGATTGAGGCGATAAAAAAAATTAATGACGACCCAAAAGGTTCATTGGGTTCTGTTGCTGACTCTTATCAAAAAAACATACCGGACCCAAACGAGTTATTTTCTAAAAAAAGTGCGGACTTAAAAAACAAATTAAAATCCAAGGTAGAAAATAATAAAGACATCTTTAAAGAATTGTTAGAAATTACAGAACAATTTATTACCAGTAACAAAAAAACAAAAACCGATACTACACCAACAAAAAGTGACAGTGTACCTGTCAACGTTGATAAGAATCTTGTAAAAGGAAAAATAAAACGTTATGCGGTTTCTTCCGCAAAAACAACTTTACAATCTGCAAAACAAATAGCAATTAAACACTTTTCTGAAGCTCTTTTTATGGGTGATGGAATTTGTGGCAGTCAGTCTGTTTTTAACATAGATTCAATAGTTTTAAAACCCGATGAATTTGACTTTTTAGATATTTTTACAATTGACCCCGATTCAGATTGTGGTCAATTAATTTATGAGAAAAAGTCACCGGATAAAAACAAACAAAAGGCGAATAGAAAATTTTATGATTTAATGTCTTCAGGAGGTTTATACACTTACTCATCAAACAATGGTAAAAACCTATTTAGTACTCAATGGAGTGCTTCAACACAACAATTTTTAATCACAGGATTAACTCAAGGTACAACGGGTACAACCAAAGTACAAGACTTCATCAAAGATTATTATGAGTCTTTGGAATTTCCTGATATTGAAGATATTATGAAGACCGCTATGATGTTAACTATACAAGGTGGTTCAAGTTGTAGTGACTCAAGTAAATTTACTGTATCATTAAATAAATCTCTAAGACTAATTGATAAATTATTCAAAGTGTGTGGTTCAAATACTCAAAAAGATGAGTTAAAGAATCAGACACCGGTTGATATGTTTAGTGAAAACGACCAAGATATTGAATTTTATTTTGATTTCGACGATGTAGAAGGTATTGACTTAGATGACGAACAAAATAGATTTAAAAGAGTATTAAGGTTTAAAGACTGTTATAATTTTGAAATTCCTGTGGATGATATGCACGTGGAAGATTTCATTTACTTAACAAACAATCAGAGTGTAGATAAAGCGGTTGATAAAACTTTAGAAAATTTATCCAAAGACGCTTTATCACAATCTGATTCTTCTTTTGATATTAGTGCATTTTTAAATAACCTATTAAACAATTTTATTATAAGTTTACCGAAGGCTTTGGTAATGTCAATTTTATCGGCTAAAATATTTTTACCAATTATAGTATTGTATAAAATATTTAAAACCGGATTGACTAATGTGTATTTAAATAGTAAAGAACTAGCCAAGAAATTCTACAAAGCTATAGGTGCAATAATTAAAGATTTATTTTGGTTATTTATAAGAGAATTTTGGAGATTGATAAAAGTAGATTTATTGGCTTTTATTCAAAGTATTGTACAAAGAATTATTAAAAATAAGTATAAAAGATATCTACTAATTATTACATCATTAATTGCGTTATTGAGAAAAGCTTTAGAAACAGAAATTAATAATTGTTATGACTTGTTTCAAACAATTTTGTCAACAATTGAAGCTGCGTTATCACAAAAAGCACCAATAACAATACCGTCAATTCTTTTATTATTCTCAGATTCATTACCCGGATTTAGTCAAGACAGGGCGTTTATGAACATTATGAATAAACTAGAAGCTGCGGGAGTACCAACAGGGCCACTATATGGTGAATCAAATGACATAGGTAATTTGGTAAAATCTGTTGTTGATGGGTACACCGAAGAAGAAGACGCTAATTCATTTGTAAAAATTGTATTAAAAGGTGGGACGTTACCCGGACCGCCACTTGCAGGGGGGGCGGTAATACCACCTGGTTTTATAACGGGCGTAGGTAAAAAACAATAATATGAATATTGAAAAATTACAAAACATTGTAGAAAATGCTAAAGATAAATCAAATAAAGATTTATTTGATGCTGAGGAGTTTCTTTTTAAACAACACGAGGAATTAAAATTATACATCGTTGAATTGACAAAAAAATTAGAGTTTATTGAGAATCTACATGAAACGATAACAACAGAGATTGAAAATAGAAAAATATAATGAAAATAGTTGACATTGGTGTTTGTTTAGATAATAACGACCCTAAAGGGTTAGGTAGAATTCGTGTAGTTGATTATGATGATTATATTGGTGGTAAATCAAACATTAAAGAGGGTATACAACATTGGAGTAAGGATGACCCTTTTGTTGCTGCACCATTTTTACCTAACAACATAAATTTTATACCTGAATTTAAACAAGCGGTAAAAATAATTCGTTATGATACGAATAAAACAACAGTAAACCAAGAATACATCGCTGGACCATTCTCAACAAGGTACGATTTTAATTCTCAAGAATTTAACACCCAAATATCTTTAACATCATATGGTGTATCTGTGGAGGATAAAGTGGATATTATAAAAAATGAAGAAGGTACACTACCCGAAAATTGTAAAAATGCATTATCAAAATATAAAGACTACTCTGTTGGTGGAAAATACGGCTCTGATGCTCTATTCACACAAGACGGATTAGTGTTAAGAGGTGGTAAATTAGTTCAAAAGGATGTTACCAGTGACCAAAACAGAGAACTCCTAACAAAAGGATTTCCGATTGTTTCCGATAAAGTTGCAAAACTTCATTTAAAAAAATTCGGACCAAAACAATTTGTAACAGAAGAGACAAAAAAAGAAAGTATCACTGAAAATTCAAATTTAAAATTCATAATAGAATACGATGTTGATAATCTTTCAAATCCAAACTATGTAAATTTTTATTTGTACCAAATAAAACCAAATGTAACAAAAAAGTACAATTCAAGTAACTTTACTGAATCAACACAAATATTGGCTGGTGAATCCGTATTTTTATACGAGTCGGGTAACACATATACTTTTAGAAGTGAGTTAAACACAATAACAGATTATAGTGGGTCAACATTAACAAATAAAATAAAATTAATTTACCAAGAAATTAGAAACAAATTAACTCAAATTCAAAGTAATGGATTTAATGGTATTGTTTCATTTAAAATTTTGACTGATTTAATAGTTACACAATCAGATTCTAACATCTATCCGTTTTTTTATAGACCAACAAGTGAATTTGAAAACCGAAGTGTTACTACAACAGAACAATCTGATAGATTAACGTTATTTAATAACATTAAATTACCGGGTTCAACATCTAAATCTAGTTTGGTTTATAGTAAAGACAAAGTAAATCCTAACACAAGAACAGTAGACAGAACGGTAAAAGTTTTAAAAACAGATACCACGTCTTTTGAACAAACTTTTGGAAATATAACCGCGGATAAAATTTATTTACTTTCAACGGATACCAATTTTACTGATAAGAAAATTGATTTCCCTGTTTTAAACACTTATGAATATGAACAGTCTGATTATATTGAAAAGATAGAACCAAACACATATTCTTTAGTTAGAGGTGAAATACTATTAGATTTTATTGACGCTCTTTACAATGTTTTAACTGGTCATGTTCACAATATCAATAAAGAGTATGTTAAAAATGGATACTCTGACCACGCAAAATTGGAAATACTATATAATAAATTAAGGGATGAGTTAACAAATAAATCTATTAAAATCAACTAAAACGATATTTATACTATAAAAGGAATGTCGTACTATCGCTCATATTTTTCAAAGAACAATACTATCATAGAAAATAGTAGGGTCAACACCGCAAAAAATCCAACAACTGAGATTTATTATGGGGATGGGTTTTCCAGATTCATATTTAAAGTTGATTTTACAGATTTACAAAGTAAAATATCTAATGGTGATTTAGTTATCACCACAGGAACTACTCATCATCTTAAAATGACTAACACGGTCGTTGGTGACCCTAAATTAATAGGGGACAGTAAATCTAACGGAAAAGACCGTGCAACTTCTTTTGATTTAATATTATTTTCTATACCACAATCTTGGGATGAGGGTGTTGGATACGATTACGAATTCACAACATATGACGATAGTTTAGGAAACAAATTGTACGATACAAGACCATCTAATTGGTACGACAGGACAACCACTTCAGGATGGACGTATCCGGGTATTTATACAGGTGCAACCGTCTTAAGTACAATCCATTTTAATAATGGTAATGAAGACATTGACGTTGATATCACGAATTATGTAAATGGTATTATTGTATCAGGAAACACCGACCACGGATTGGGTTTAGCATTTACATCAGCTTACGAAACAATCACGACTGGTGAAACACAACAATCTGTTGCATTCTTCTCAAAATATACACAAACTTTTTTTGAACCATTTGTTGAATCAACTTTTGATGATAGAATTGATGATAACCGACACAATTTTATAGAAGAGAGGTACAATAACCTTTATTTGTATGTAACAAAAGGTTCTAATTATTACAATTTAACAAGCAACCCAACCGTTGACATTCTCAACTCAAGTAGTACCCCAATTTCAGGTCTCACAGGTCTTACAACAACAAGAGTTAGAAAAGGGGTATACAAAGTTAGATTTGGATTGACAGGACAACTATGTGACGGTAAAAGATTTTTCTATGATAAATGGAAAGGACTATCAGTTGACGGTATATCCGTAAGTGACGTTACTCAAAAATTTGTACCAAAACCATACACATCAGGATATAGTATTGGTACGAACCCAACTGAAACTCAAAACTACAAAATTCAGTTCTCAGGCATAAAACAGAACGAAAAAATAATAAGAGGTGAATTAAAGAAAATTGTACTTTATCTCAAATCTATTGAACAGTCAAAAACAATATTGTTTGATGAAGTTTATTACCGAATCTTTATAAAAGAAGGTAAAACAAATGTAATTGTTTACGATTGGACAAAGGTTGATGTGACAAACGAAAACTCTTTCTATTTGGATACATCCTACATGATTCCAAGAGAATACTTTATGGAGTTTAAATCCAAGACATATACTGAGGAAATATTTTACAATGACTACGTGAAGTTTGAAATATTATCAGAGATTTAAAAATATTTATAACTATGGATAATTTAGATAATTTAATCAAAAACCAACTTGATAGTTTCAAAGATGGTAATATCACTGAAAACTATATGTTTTTCAGTAACTTAAAACAATTACATAGACAGTGTCAAATGTTGTTGGAATTAGACCCATCTGTGGTTGAATCTATTATACAAAATGGTCACGATTGGGCTGACGACCATGTCGCAGTTGCAAAAGAAAATATTGACCAAGTTTTTGATTTTATGATGAACACAACCAAAGAATCAATAAACGAGGCAAAATCAAACAAATTATGTGCAAGAGGTGTATCGGCCGCTAAATCAAAATTTAAAGTTTATCCAAGTGCATACGCAAATGGATACGCTGTTCAAGTTTGTAAAGGTAAAATAAAAGGTCTCGACGGAAAGAAAAAATGTTCTGGCTCATATTGTTCAGGTAAAAAATAATGGATAAAAAAATCGTTTGTGAATGTGGTTGGAATTGGTCTCTATCTGATGGTGGAGATGACCCATATACATGTCATAAATGTGGTCATGATAATACAGATAAGTACACAATGAAGATTTATATTAGTGAAGAAGATTTATCTTATGTAAATGAATCTATTGAATCTGGTGAGGTGATAAAAGAAGATTTATCCAGATGGTTCAAAGAAAAATGGGTCGATGTTTCCCGTAAGATTGATGGTAAACATCCACCTTGTGGTAGAAAATCTGCCAACGGTGAAGAAGGTAGAAAGGGTTACCCAAAATGTAGGCCACAAAAAAAGGTTTCAAAAGAAACTCCAAAAATAGCTTCCTCATATAGTAAAAAAGAAAAAAAATCTATGACTTCTCAAAAGAGAAGGGCAGAAAAAAAAGAGCCCAAAATTGGTAAAGGTAATAAACCGACAATGACAAGATTTGATGAAAATATGGAAAACAATATTAAATTGGATTTATCTTTGATACGAGAATCAATTCAATATCCAAAATTGATTACTGAAAATGTGGAAATTTCAAACGCTTTGAAGTATCATGTTACTTCAAAAAAATCATTATTAGAAAATGTGTACAAATTAGGTACCGATAGTTTTTTTCAATTATTAGAAGAATGTAAAGAATTATATCTGAGTGGTTATATAGATTTATCAGATGAAGAAATTACATTCATTTACGAAAACGAATATGGTCCAATTGAAGAAACTAATTATGAAGTCATTAACGTTTTAAACGAGGCGGAATACCAAGGAAGAAAGGTAGAACTTGGTAAAATTATGCAAGGTGATATAAAGAAATTTAAAGTTTACGTTAAAAACGATAAAGGAAAGGTTGTTAAAGTAAACTTTGGATTTGGTGGCAAATCCGCTAAGGGTAAAGTAATGAGAATTAAAAAAAATAATCCCGAAAGAAGAAAATCATTTAGAGCCAGACACAATTGTAATAATCCTGGACCAAGATGGAAAGCGAGATATTGGGCTTGTAAAACTTGGTAATTAATAATAATTAACAACAACCCCACATTCGAGGAGAAGTTGGAGTGATTTCTTTTGAGACTCTTCCCACTTTTCCTTATTTTTTGTGGTACACACCTCTTTACAGTAAACAGTTTTAATCCCACTATTTACTATACCTCTAGCACAGTCCATACAAGGTATTCCTGAAGTTAAATAAATTTTCGAATTCTTCAAAGATACCCCTATTCTCGCTGCATTATAAATCGCGTTACGTTCAGCATGTTCAAACCAAAAGTACTTTTCAGGTCTTTCCTGACGTTCTTGTTTTGTGTCATCTAAACCTCTCGGAAAGGAATTATAACCCGTAGAAAGTACCTCATTATCCAATCCAACAACTACCGCACCTATTTGTGTGGATTCGTCTTTAGATTTTAATTTTACCTGTTCAGCAATGTTTAAGAAATAATCTGTCCAATTCATATTAATTTTTGGTTTGAAATAAAATGTACTCTGTTATCGTAATATAATCTAAGATTTTCAGCGAGACCCTTTTCTACTAATTTACCCATCTCTCTACAATTATCTGAATCACCAATATCAATACCAACAATAAATTTACCGTCAGGTGCCTTTTGATATGTGACAGGTCTAATGTACTTACCTTGGTCGTCCATGGTAAGATGTTTAACCATCTCATCTTTTGTTTGTTTACACTCAATATTCCTACTTTCTATCAAACCTTTTAATACATCCAATCTTAATTTTTCATAATCAAACGGTTCGTTGGAATTGATGGTTTTTTGTATATCTTTTTTTGATATTTTTCCCATATTACAAATATACGTAAAAAACACCGCAATAAAAAAGGGGGACTAATGTCCCCCTTTCTATTATGAGATTTTTTAAAATTATCTCAAGGTGTCAAGACTGAATGTAGACAAACCACTTACGTTTACCACACCAAAGTAACGGTTGTTAACCATTTTCTTAGCGTATCTGGTCATGATACCTTTGATTGGTGTAAAGTTGAATGGATTGTACATTGTAGGTGTCAATTGTAATGGAACGTATGGTGCGTAGATGTAACCAGCGTCCAACAATGATTTACCTTTGTGTCCAATGATGATTTTACCTGCTGGTAAATACGGGTCTCTGAACACTTGGTAACGACCTGCTAATGAACCGATTTTCTCGATACCCATGTTGTATTGGTCTTGCTCAGGATTTGCGTTTGAAACGTGGAAGTATTCCAAGTCATCAAATACTGCAGATACCTCAGAAGATACAACAATCCAGTTAGCTCCACCTCTTAAGGTAGTTTTGTGGATTTGAGCTGAGATTTGGTTAATCTTGGTAACCAAAGTTTGGTTCCAATCTTTTTGAGTGTATCCAGCGAATGATGAACCGTTGTTACCGTATCTCCATTCGTTGTAGTCCCACTTAGCTGTCCAAGCCGCACCTTTACGAAGGTCACGAAGGATTTCACGGTCGATTTCTGCTGCGATTTGCTCAGACAATAAAGCTGTCAATTCGGCTTCAGCATCGATGTTGTGGAATGCACTTACGTCTTGTGCCAATTCAGGAGACCAGCTAGCTCTCAACTTTCTTTCAGTTACAGAAACTGTTACTGACTCAAGGTCGAAAGATACTTCACCGATTTCTTCTTCGAATTCTAATGAACTATATTCTCTCCAACTTACCTTAATGTCAGTTGATGCTAATGATGTATTAGCGGCAACTGTATAGTTTGTGAAACCTGTTGTTGTACCGTTATACTTTTGTAAGTCGATAGATAAGTAGATAACTCCTTCGGCGTCACAAATGTTAGCATATTTACCTGTTCTACCACTGTCTTTAGAACCGTACTCAACGATACCTTTACCGTATTTTTGAGTTACTACGTTAAAAGGAATGTTAGCAGCTACTGTAGCACCTAAGTGACTATACAATGAACTATCAAGACCTGATAGGGTATAAACAGTTAATGATGCTAAGAACTCTTCAGTATCCATAACATGACCGTTAGGACCCGCAAGTTTACCAGCACCTTCGTAAGTTGTGAAACCTGTAATTTTAGCAATCACACTTGATACTGAGGTACCTGAAGCGATAGCTGATTGAGTTGAAGCAACACCGTTACTGAAAGTAACAAATTCAGATGTTACACCAGTAATTGTTGTGTAAGCACCTTTTGAGTAGTCAAACAAACCAGAATCAACTGAATCATCAGCTTCGTAGAAACGGTCATACAAGTTGTTACCAGTGTAACCGGCAGCTGGGTCAGTTTCAGAAGAAGGGAAACCGTATGGTTGACGGTGTGCACCTCCTGCAGTTCTGTCTTGGATTTTAGGTACGAAGTAGAACAATTTACCGATAGGTAAGTTCATTGCTTGTACAGATACGATGTCGTTCGCTAACAATTTAGAGAAAACACGACGGATGATAGGGAATACTACAGTTTCAAATGAACCTGAAGCATCAGCCACAGCCGATTCGTTGATTAGGTATGAAGCTTGGTTTTCATACAATTGTGCGATGTTGTCTTTTTGGTGACCGTTAAGACCCTCAAGGAATCCTAAGTCGTCCCATTTTTTGATGGTATCTTCTTTGATAACACGTAGGTGCTTAAGACCAATGTTACCAACCATACCAGATTCTAATAATGCTCCCATTTTAGTATTGATTTTTAATTTTTAAGTTTATTTTATTTTTGTCATTAAATCTTTCATTCTCTTGAATTGTGGATTCTCATATGCTTTTGATTCCGACAATACTTTTGAAGAAGAAGATGTTTGTGACGTTGTTATTTTATCAACCACTGATTCAGTTACAGGTTTTTTAGTATCTAATTCAGTTTTTATAGAACTATATAAGTTCTTAGACTCTTTCAAGGTTGAAATTGAATCGAATCTTTTTAAGATGTTTAACTTCTCTTGTTTGGTGGTTGAGTGTTCAGTAAACAAACGAGTAGCGTAAGCTAAGTTGGCGTTAAATACAGCAACCTCATTTAACTTTTCTTTGAATAATACAAGAGCTTTCTTATACTCATCATTTTGTTTTCTAAGTTTGCTAACTTCTTCGTTGATTTCTTCTCTTTTATTACCGGCCTTAAATACATTTTTACTTTTAAGACCTCCATGGTAACCGTAACCTTTAGTACGAGCAGATTCTTCAACATCACCTTCTACAGGCTCATCACCTTCGTAAGTCTCGTCGACATATTCTTCAAGTGATTCATCTCCCATATTAGGGTCTTCATCACTCATCATGTCTTCATCAACATCATCAAGTTCGATTTCGTAAACAGTTTCTTCAGTGTCATCCATCATTTCTTCCAATTCTTCATTTGAATATTCAGACTCATCACCCTCTTCTAAATCTTTATCAGAGTGGTCTTCGTCGTGACCTTCATAGTAATCATCTTCAGACATCATGGTTTCATCCAAATCTTCCTCACCTAACTTAATGATATACTCATCATCACCATCAGACAATTCAATGTGGTCATCATCTTTCTTAACGATTACACCATCCTCAGGACTCATTGCTTTGAAAACCTTTAAAATTTCGTCTTCATCGGCGTTGGTCATATCAACCACGTCATCACCCATATCGCCAAAGTCGTTCATGTTACCCATGTCGCCAAAGTCGTCATCAGATGAATCTTTTGAGTCGATGCCCTTAGATAGTTCGTCAGATGAATCATCATCTTCGTCCGATTTATCATCCCCTGTGTTATCGTCAGCATCAGCTGATACATCGTCTGCGGGGTCTTCTTCAGGATTAGGTTGTTCTTTAACAACTTCTTCCTCATCTTCCATTGATTCTTTCAACAAATCGCCGATTTCTTGCTTCATAGTTGAAGCAAGTATACCTTTTGCGTTTGCCTTTACTGCCTCTTCAAGAGTCTGTACTTGAAGTAATGCTTGTTCTAGAATGGATTTTTCGCTCATTTTATTAAATATATTTACCTATAAATATGCTGATAATGTAAAAAAATACTGATTATAGTATGATAACCAATAATAAATTATTATTTACCTAAATAACTATCCAACTTAGACATTAGATTTTTCATTCTATTTGCGTCTGTTGGGTTTTCTTGAATTGATTCTTGGTATTGGTCCCTGTCTTTTAAATCGGAGAATACATAGGCACCTGGTGTACTTGGGGATGACACCAAATCAAAACAAACTAATTCAAAATCTTCTTGAACAATGTTTTGACCTTTAATATTTTTTAAGGAACCAACACCTCTTGATGATATACCAAGTGTTGCACCATTCATTAATAACATGGCGGCTTGGTCGCCTTTAGTACTAACAATACCCATTTTTTTCCAAGCGGGAGATGTGAACAATTTGATTTTACCCATTAGGATTTTACCATCCCACCAAGTTTCTAAAATTGAATGTGAAACTCTATCTAAATCTATTAGGGAAGAAGTTGGGTGATTTAATTCATTTAACGCACTACCCTTCTTTATAAGAGATTGATATTTTTCATTCTCTCTCTTAAGAATACTTTCAGGGTAGATTCTACCGTTTTTATTCGGTGTATCGTATTTTTGTAAAACAGCGTAAAGAACTACATCCTGAGAGTAGTCCACGTCTTTCATTTCAGAAATAATTTTCTGATTTTCTTTTGGTGATATATAACCAGCGTCGTATTCTATTAATATACCTTTACCGGTTTCATTTGGGCCGAGTATTTTCATCCAACTTTTTTATAATAAATACCCCGAATACTGAATTAATTCTTTTTTTCAAAGAAATTAAATAAAGTTTCGTCTGTCAGAACGGTATCTACTATAGATTCTGATAAGTTGGTGATAATACTTTTAACCTCTTTAGAACGCACATCAAAAAATTTATCAACGTACAAGGTAATTTCAAGGTCCATAAAAGACCTTTTGTTTGTCTTTATACCACTAGTTTTAATATCCAAGTCAACAATTGATTCTTTTTTGAATAAATCAGAATTTAAAGAATATACTTTTTCTTTTATCTGTCTTCTTGTTTTTGAAATCAATTTTTCAAAATCGTGGTCATTTATTAGTGGTTGAGTCCATGAGTTTAATTGGACGTAGATTGTTTTTAAGTTCTTATAATCAACCGTACCGTATCCAATTTTTACATTATTGTGTACACCGATTGAAATAAACTTTCCTTTTTTCATTTAATAATATCATACTTATATATTTTATGGTGTATTTAAAATATACAAAATAAACTTAACAAATCAAAACTTTTCATTTATATTTCAAAAAAAGATTATGATAATAGTAAACGTCAGTAAAGAAAAGAACCTTGAATCTGCATTAAAAAAATACAAATACAAGGTTCAGAAAACTAAACAAACCGAAAAACTTAGAGAAAAACAAGAATACACTAAACCATCGGTTGAAAGAAGGGGTAAAAAATTAAAGGCGATTTATAAGCAACAATTGTTTACCGACGAAGAAAAATCAAATTAAACCGTTCTTTAATTCAATTAATTTATAGTAATTGAATTTTGAAATTTCCGATTTTTCCACTTCCGATTTTACATTCGTAAGTTTACTAACTACAGAATCTTCAGTAGATTCTTTTAAGAGTGAATCTAATTTGTTATTGAGTTCTTTTTTAACAGAGTTCATTTCACTAATCAACTCCTCGTTAGTCATTGATACAATCTTATTAAAAGTTTCTTTTTGTTCCTCATTTAAAAAATCACCATACTTAATATTGAAATTATTTACCAATACCGTATTCAATAAAGAATGGTTTTCAATTTGAACTGAAGGTTTTTCAAAAACCTCTTTTTTCTTTTCTTTAATTAAATGAGACATTAAGTTTTCTCTAGCGTCAATCTTAGACGCGATATTGTGCATATTAGTCTCTTCTGAAAGAACATCCAAATCATTATAAAGTGAATTTGATTCCACCACAACGTCTTTGAGTGATTTACCAAACTCCTTCATTTCTTTTTTCAAAGATTTTGTTTTTTCAATCAAAATAGGTTCAATAGATTCCACATATAATTTGGCTTTATCTTTTGATGAAATGTTTAAGTTTTCAATATTTTCATAAAACATATACATTTCAGATAAAGATTTATTTGATTTTAGTTTATTTACTAAATCTTTAATTTCACCTTTATTATTTGAGGTGTAAGATTCGGTAAGTTTTGTTAACAGTTTTGTTTTTAATTCACCAAAGTTTGTCATTTTTATTATTCGTTTAAGAAGTCTTTTAGTTTATTTTCTATTTCATAAATATTCTGTTGAGCTCTATTCATATCAAATAAATCTTCCAATTTATTGTTTTCACTCAACATACTTAAAATATTATGTTTTTTTGTTTCGTTTTCGCTTAATGGAGCTTCCCCTCCACCGGCTGGTGGCGGAGGTGGTGGTGCACCCGCACCCATATCCATTCCACCAGCTTCACCACCGGCAGTTTCACCACCCTCTTGTCTTTCTTCTTCAGGAACACCATATTTGGAATCAACATCATCAAATACACCACTTCGTTTAATAACGTTTTGTGTATTTGTCAATTCAAATCCAATTGCTCTTTCAATTCTTTGTTGTTGTAAATCAAGAATTACTTCACTATCACTCATACCAAGAATATTTTTCTTAGCCCAAGTATGTGAAACAGGAAGAATACCAATCTGAGATTGGTCTGAAGTTGCGTCTTTATATAGTGTAATTTTTTCTTTCCATTGTTCAATTCTTAATAAGTCAGACTGTGCCGACGGATTAGTTAAAGACAATGTAAAATTATCCAACTCATCTTCTAATCCAAGTAAATAAAGGTGTATTAGTGCAATTTTATTTAATTCTTGAATAATTGATTTTTGAATTCTATTAATTGTTCTCGCAAAACGTATATCCATTAACGCGAGAGTTTTACCATCACCTACAACCTCTTCAAACCCTAAGAAAGCTTTTGGTATACGAAGAGCCGCTAACATTTTCTTTTGGATATATTCAATATCCGCAATCTCACCTAAGTTCTGTGCTCCCGCTAATGTTTCAATCGGGTTTGTTTGAGCAGGGTCACGAACAGGAATAAAATAATCTTGGTCAACCGCCATTTGGTTATACCTCATATCAACCTGGCCGTTTCTTGAATCAACAATTTGGTCTCTTTTAAATTTATTTGCCACACGTTGAACATAAGCTTCGATATCTTTATCGTCCATGTTTCCAACAAATATTTTAAAGACTCTTCTTTCAGGTGCTCTTGTTGTTCTGTAAATCAACATAGCGTCTTCAGCTAAAAGTAACTGTTTCCAAATCCTTCTGATTTTATCTAACATAGATGTACCATAAGGAAGTTTTCTATCATCACCTAATAACCTAAAATGTGCAATTTCCCAAGCTTGAAATTCTAAATCTTTGTTCTTCCATTGGAATCTCAATTCCCTTGTAGGAAGTTGCATTGTGTTTTGTTGATTAGAAGTTTTACTCTCTTTTCCTTCGTGTCTTTCTATTTCAATATTTGGTAATTGTTGACACCCAATTATACCTCTTTCGGGGTCTATTTTAAGGTAAACAAAATTATCACCATATTTACAAACACCTCTTGTCCACATCTGTAGATTGGTATTCAAATCCAATCTATTCATAAACAAATCTTCAAGAATGGATTTAATTCTTGTCGATTCTGAAAAAATAGTTAATATTTCACCCTTTTCTGATAGTGTTGTTGATTCTTCCGCATAAATGTCTAACGCTGCTGAAATTTCAGGAGTAAACTCCATTGATTCATAATCGTAGTAAGCTGATATCCTATTTGGTTCATAGTATACAGATTGATTATAAAGAGATTGGTCAAGTTTTGTCCACTTATCCGCAACGTACTGGCTCTGTTGAGCTTGTAACATCGCCTTTTCGTATTCCTCTCTACTACTTGTTTTTAAAATTTGTTCTTTGTCAAAATTGAAAGACGGAGCTTCTTCAGGAGTTACCTTACCAGGAAACCCAAACATTTTTGTCAATCTCTGAAATACCGTCAAATTACTTTCCGCCATGTATATAAATAGTTTAAGAGAATATAATTAATTTTATTTTTATAATAAAGGATTATCTTTTTTTACCAAATAACCAAGAATACTGTGCGTATTGTTCTTTTGTTGCATTGTTGTTGTGTCTTGGGACATTTGGGTCATTATCCATAGACATTGAACCTATTTGGTCAAATGCGGTACCATATGAATAAAAAGATTTATTTGGTTCATACGTCCTTTCAGATATTGTCCACGATTCTAACATCGCTTTATTTGCGTTTTCATTTTTACTTAGTTGAGAGAAAGAAATGTCCCCAACATATAGAGCCATAGACATACTCATGATAGCATCATCGTGAGCTCCTTTCATGTGGTCTGGTCTACCATTGATGTAAACAAATGTGTTTAATTCATTCATTAACCTTGCGGACCTAACCTGAAATCCTTTTCTTAATTGTTCTTCAAATGCCGCAACGATTTGAGTCCTCTTATTATTGAAATTAATACCGGGGATTTTCTCCATCGCTTTGGAATTATATTCCCAAATATTCTTTGTGTTGATACCATCAATATAGAGATTTTTGTAGTTCAATTCTTGTAGTTTTCTTGATGTTGCAACACCCATTCCACCAGTGATATCAACAACAATAAATGCTTCATAAAGAACACCCCATTTGTATGCGACGGACGCCAAATCGTCAGGTGGTATTTTACCAATGTATTCAGCCACTTGTTCCCTCTCATCAAAGTCAATTATGTTTATTGATGAAAAGTCTTCACTATCCCCACGAGAAACATCAACACCCATTATGTATTTGTGTCCTTGAATTGGTTCTTTCCATTGCCAAAATGTTCCTTGCATGTATTTTTCCTTAGGGTCTCTCAACATATTTTTTACAATATTGTCTTGAACATCTGAAGGAATTACACCATCACCTGAACCAAGAAAGTCACACTCTAATTCCTGTGCAATTTTTCTTCTATCAAATTTGAATTTTTTTGACATTGATTCAAACCAAGAAGATAAAGGTTTATAACCTTCTTCTTCGTATTGTTTATAGTTTTGAATTTCAAAGTCGGTCATTACAACTTCGTCATCATCGTATTGCTCTCTATTCAACATGTAATGGACTATATCACTACACTTAACCCATCTTAAATCTTTTGTGTATCTCGGGTCTTTAAACCATCTTAAATCGGTAATATGAAAATCGTTTACACCTCTAATCGCTTGGTCGTAAACACCGTAATAAATTGGGTCAAAACCGTTTGGTGTCGAAATAAGAATAATCTTACCACCCGTAGATAGAGACGCCATAGATGCAGCCCAAAAGTCTTCACCGGCTTCAATGTACGCAGCTTCGTCAAATACAAGTATAGTTGGTGTATAACCACGTAACGCATCCGCAGAAGTTGCTACAGCTTTTACCTCACATCCATTGTTTAATCTAAATCTACTTTCTGAGTTTTTATCGGGTGAAAACCCAACATTAATCCAATCAGGCCATTGGTCTAAGAAATTTCTAATCTTATTAGCCATTTCTACCGCAGTATCTTTTTTGTTCGCAATAACAAGAACCCTTTCAGGATTTTCAGGTTTTGCTAATTGTAACTTTTTAGAAATCCAAGCCGCGGTAACAGTTGTTACACCTGCCTGTCTATACTTTCTTGTGATATTTTCATTGTACGATTCGTAGTCTTTTAACAATTGAATTTGGTCAGGAAAAAGTTCTAACGGGACGTATCTTTTCTGAGTGTTATCGTAAGTCTGTAGATATGTTCTTAAAGCATATGGTGTATCTTTTAAAATACGGGCATACTCTTTTAATTGTTCTATTTTTTGATTACTCATATATATAAATATGAAAAAGGGTGGTTAAAAACCACCCTTAAAACTTTTATACCGTAGGACCTTGTGGACCATCGTCATCCGATAATCGTATACCAATATCTCCTAAGAAATCTCTTAAATCATCATCATCTATTTTATCGGTAACTTGTTCCAATTCTTGGTTAAATCTATTAATTGCTTCGTTATAATCTTTGTCTTGTAACATTTGACTAATTCCTTGAAGTAAAACACCCATTAATCTTTTACCTTCACGAGAACCCGATACAACTTCTTTAGTGAAAACCAAGAACTCTTTTGCTGGTAATCTAAAAATACTTGTGATTAGGTAGTTTTGAAGATAATATGACTCTTCCTCATTAAAAATTTCATCGGGAAATTGTTGTCTGATTCTATCATAAATGGCGGGACCTAATCTTAAATCCCAAACCTCTTTTTCAAGAGTATCTTCCGATTGTTCAATTTCAGCGAATCTTGGGTCTTCTTTACCCTCATCATCTTTTGGTCTTCCTTGAATACCGAATAATTCATAAGTACCCTTAATTAATTCATGTACTAAAATTGGAAAATTTACCGCTTCTACATAAACTGTTGGTGGTGTTGTACTACGTTTAACTTGTTCTTTTCCACCCATACCAGCACCCCCCATCATACCTTTCATTTGATTATCACTTAATTGCCAATATAATGTGTCATTTATTGACATTAAAATACCATAGTTATTAACTATATTATTAGAACCAGTAATTTCTGCGAGTTTATCCGCGACGTATGAATACATGTAGTGACCTTTTTTTGATACACCTTGAATCATCGCGTTAATCATCCTTCTCTTAGCTTTTTCAAAATCCATTTTTTCCAAATCGGTTGCTAAATCCTTCTCAACATCAACAGGGTCGATGTTTGGTTGATTTTGCATTTCTCGGTTAAAACCTTCAGGATTTACTTGACCTTGACTAACAAGTTTGGCGTCGTATTGTATTTTATATTTTTTACTACCGTCGGGTAATCTATAAAAAACTTTATAAATTCCATTATCAAATTCAATTCCTCCATTGTCACCCTCACTTAAGGTTGCAATTTCTTTTCTTGATAAAACAGGTATCTCATCAACAGCCAATTTAACACCTAATGCGATTAATTCGGGTCTATGGTTTTGTTCTGTTTGAACAATTTCATTATGTGCCGTCATCATCATCTGAACCAACGGCATAATTCCGCCTTCATCATCTGTTAATCTAACATTAGAACCTGTAAGTTCCCTTAATCTCGCAACAACTTGTCTATATCTTTCGGAGGCTAATAATTCCTGAAAGTTTTTATTAGGTTCTTGACCTGATTGAGGTAGTGGGACTTTCTTAAGAGGAGTATCACCTGTGGATAGTGCCCTTTGTATGTCTATATTCGGTCTATCTTCCGAATCAAAATCCATTGGCATTTCGTTAATATCTTCCAGTAAAGATATTAAATCTTTCTTTTTGAATTTCATTTTTTGATTTTTTTCTTTTCGGCTAACGCCTTTGGTTTAGTATCGGGACCTGGTTGTGGTTCAAACGGGTCAAATGGTTCGTCTTCTTGAGGTCTTGTTGGTGTTTTTGGTTTTGTTGGGGTTTCAACAGGTGTTTCAACAGGTGCGGGTTGCGCTGCGGCCATGATAGAATCATATGTCATAAACTCAGGTACACCATTGTGACCTTTTTTTGCTTTAGTTTTTGGCATAGGTTGGAACGTTGTTTCTATTTTCTCACTAATAATACTCATGATATCGTTTTTAGATGTGAATTGTGAATATTTTGATTCAGCTAAATCTAACACCCACTCTTCAATTTCATTAACGTCTTGATGTTTCTTATCCTTACACTTACAGTTTTTCATACCACATTTTGGACAAACTTTTGATTCGTAAGTTTCAATAGTTTTACCAGCGGCTTTAGCTGCTGCAATATCTTTTAAATTATCTTTTTTAATCATAACAGCTTCTTTAAGAACTGTTTTTGATAGGGTAGATAATTCGTTATCATTTAAACGAGAAAGAGTTCTCTCTGAAAACCCTTCTATTATTAATTTTTCAATGATTAATTTTCTATTCATGATTCTTTGAATTTTATTGATTTTTTTTCAAGGGATATTCCCCTTTCTTTTAATTTTTTTGAAACGTTTTCATATGATTCACCAAATCGAAAAAACAATCTGTCTTCTTCTAAATCAAAATTAGATTTTTCCCAAGCCATGGCTATTATACCGTCCACAGCATCAATAACACCGAAATAGTCTGAATTTTGTATTAATTCAAAAACTATATCGGTGTCTTGAAGGAGACCTACTTGGTCTATATATTCTATGTTTGGTGATTTAGATGTTGAGGTCGATGATGCGGGTACGTCAAACCATTCGTCCATGTCTATTTCAGTTGATTCACTAAAGATGAATTCATACTGTTTTTGACCCTTATAATCGGTTCCGATTTCGTTGACATAGATAAGACGCATTTTACTTAAAGTATTTACCTAAAGTATCAGATATAGTTTTGTTGATTTCTTTTTTTATTTCATCTAAATCAATTTCTTTAACATCATCACCACCCAAATCTGCGTATTTAGATAAATCAATTTCTTCATCGGTTGACATTGGTGTGTTTATAAAACTTTCCAATTTGTCCATTGCGTGCATTTCACCTAAATCATCATCTGCGGTTGGTTCAGCTGGTGTTGTTTCATCATCAGAAGGAACGTCAGACATATCATCAGAAGGTTCGTCAGATAACGCAACATCATCTTCTATGTCTCTATCAAATTTTTTACCAATTTCTTCAATATCATCATCTTCTAATTTGTCTAAATCAACAGCCGAGATAATCATGTTAAGTACGTATTTAATATCGTCACTTTCCATTTTATCTTTTTGGTCTCTCAATTCTTGACCCAATTTTCCAGCAAATTTTTGGATTTCGGCCATATAATCAGAAGGTTTACCTGATTCATCAGATGGTAAATCATCACCCATTTCATCTCCTTCAGGTGACATCGGAACATCCCCTTCAGGTGCCATCGGAACATCACCACCCATTTCGGGTGATGGTGGTACGTCACCCTCAGGAGCTACGGGAGCTGGCGGAACCTCACCCATTTCTGGTGATGGAACAGGAGCTTCGTTAGCGGGTTCTGAAGTTGGTTTTTGTTTTAAAACGTACTTAGTCGCTTCATTTAATTCACCTCCCGATAATAACTCTAATCTTTTTAGTGCTTCAGCATATGAATTAAATCTGTTTTTATTTTTCATGAAAAGACCACCAATGTAGTCTAATGAATTTTCGTTTAAACCTTTTTTTACGTAGTATCCATCTTTTTCTCTTACAATACCAAATCTGAAACCACTTACGGATTCAGAAAGATATTCAGTTTTAGATACTGGTGATTGGTTAGGGGTAGATGATTTTTTATCATTACCGTAATAGGTCAACTCGAGGATACGTCTTAGTTTGTCGTCTCCGTTAAGTTTTTCGCTTCCTAATGGTTTTAAATCTGCCATTTCTTTAAATGTTGATAATTATATTATTCTTGTATCCTATAAATACATGCATATAGATAAAAAATTTATTGTTTCTATTGCGGTAAGGACAATTTTTTATTTCGTATTGAACTTTTGATATTAAAAAGTTTTTCGATAAACCCATTTCTTCTTAATAATTTGAAGGTTAAATTTTCATAAGAATACTCACCTCCTTTTTCTAATCCCGACTGTCTGAATTTTTTAAGTTTATCTTTTAGGGTTTTTATTTCTTTTGAAACGTCTTGACCTTTGTTGTTTAAGTCTTCTAAACGTTCTACCTCTTTCGCATATTCTTCAGACTTTTCTAAAATTTTCTTCTCATCTATATCGAAAGCCGACTCAATTTTTTTAGGTTCAACAATCCATTCGTTATTTAAAATTGAATAAACACCCGTAGCAACATATTTGTCATCTACGTCTTGAACGTACATTTCGACCTCGTATCCTTTTATTTTAATGTCTGTGGTTTCATTCCACAATCTTCTTTTGACATCAAAAAACTCTTGCACAATTTGATGATAAACGACCAAGTCTTTGTTTTCGGACTCATCAAATTCGTCATAATCGATTAATATGTGAATATCAACGTCTGAATATTCAGACCAATTATAGTTTGCTAATGAACCAATAAAAATAATATCGTAAATGAAAAAATTAACTCCAACAAAGTCAATAAATTCTTCTGTTATTTCTAACATTTTTTTTCTGACTTCAGAATTTAAAATAGATTTACCATTATTAATATCAAAGATATTTTTTGGTAATGTCTCTTTTGGAACAAAAGACTTTACAATCTCTTGGTCCTTTTCCATATCTTCAATTATTTCATCAATTACACTCATTTGATTTTTTTATATTTGTACGTTCTCGATATATTCGAATTAAAAAATTTACCTTGAGATTCCGATTTTTTAAAATTTTCAAAAATCTCTAGCGGCACATTTTCATACTCATAAATAGAGCCATTATTAAATTCAATCGATAAATGGTTTTCAGAGGAATTATAAATCGCTCGATTCAGATTTGATGATGAAACCACAACCTCTGTAATGTTACCTTCTGTTTTTTCTAAAATAATTGACATAATTTTTTTTTAGATATTAGTATACATAATAAATATCAAATAAAAAACCCCTTGTAGGGGTGTCATTTTTTATTTATGTTTGTAGAAACTGATATTCCTAAAAACAACTTCTCGGAGTCAACATTTGTTTTTACGGGATTCTTTTTGTATACTTAAAGAAAATTATTTCGTATGTCAGTAGATTTTTTCGAAGAAGGAAACACAACCAACCCAAAGAAAACAAGGAAGGGTTCAACCACCCCTATCCTTGATAACTTTTCAAGAGATTTGAATAAAATGGTTGAAGAGGGTAAAGTAGACCCCGTTATAGGTCGAGATAGTGAGGTCAAGAGAATTGCACAGATATTATCTCGAAAAAAGAAAAACAACGTAGTAATAGTTGGTGATGCGGGTGTTGGTAAATCAGCGTTGGTTGAAAAATTAGCACAAATGATTGTCAAGGGAGATTGTCCATCAAATCTTTTAGATAAGAGAATAGTCTCGTTAGATTTAACATCCTTAGTTGCTGGCACGAAATATAGAGGACAGTTTGAAGAAAGGATTAAAGCTATTCTAAATGAATTACAGAACGAACCAAACGTAATTGTATTCATAGATGAGATTCACACTATGGTTGGAGCGGGTAATGCTAGTGGTTCAATGGATGCTGCTAATATTATGAAACCCGCTTTAGCAAGGGGTGAAATTCAATGTATTGGTGCAACAACATTTGACGAATTTAAAAAACATATCGAAAAAGATGGTGCGTTGGTTCGTAGATTCCAAAAGATAATCCTTAAAGAACCAACTAAAGAAGAAACCGTACAAATTCTAAATAACCTAAGAGATTCTTATCAAAACTTCCATAAAGTTTTTTACGAACCGGAAGTTTTTGAAACTATTGTTAGTCTCTCATCTAGATTTATCACGGACCGTCAGTTCCCCGATAAGGCGATTGACGTAATGGACGAATTAGGTTCTGATAAAAAAATCAACACAAAGATTCCCGAAATTATTGAAAAACTTAAAAAGGAATCTGATGATTTGAAGGATAAAAAAATACAAGTCGTTAAAAGTCAAAACTACGAACAGGCAGCTAAGTTACGTGATGAAGAAAGAAAGTTATTAAGTAAGTTAGATGAAGAGAAAAAGAAATGGTTAGATAAACAAAAAGACAATAAAACACCAGTAACAATTGCTGATGTTTACGAGATAATATCACAAATAACTGGAGTACCTCTTTCTAAAATTGATGACAGAGAAACAACAAATCTATTAAATTTAGAAGAAAAATTAAAATCTAAAGTGATTGGACAGGACGAGGCAATATCAATCATCTCTAAAGCCATTAGAAGAAATAGAGTTGGTATCAAAGATACCAATAAACCAATCGGTTCTTTTATTTTCTTAGGTTCAACAGGTGTTGGTAAAACGTATCTCGCTAAAAGTATCGCCGAACTACTTTTTGGGGATGCTGAAAAAGTAATTCGTGTTGACATGAGTGAGTACATGGAAAAACACAATGTTGCTAAATTAATCGGGTCACCTCCAGGATATGTTGGTTATGATGAAGGTGGACAACTCACTGAAAAAATCAAAAATAATCCATTCTCAGTAGTTCTATTTGATGAGGTTGAAAAAGCACATAAAGATGTGTTCAACATTCTACTTCAAATATTGGATGAGGGGCACTTGACAGATTCTTTTGGAAGAAAAGTGAATTTTACCAACACTATTGTGATTATGACATCTAACATCGGTGCTAAAAAAGTATCCGAATTCGGTAAGGGTGTTGGGTTTAGTTCGTCGTCATCAACGTCTCAAAACTATGAAGTCAAAAAGTCAATTGTTCAAAAATCACTCAAACAACATTTTAATCCTGAGTTTTTAAATCGAGTAGATGATATAATCAGTTTTAATTCTTTAGATAAAGATGTGATTAAAAAGATTATTGAGATTGAATTGAATAAATTAGTAATCCGACTTAAAGAAAAGAATTTTAAAGTTTCTTTTGATAAAACAATTGTAGAAAGGATATCTGAATTGAATACACAAGAAGATTTTGGTGCGAGACCTATTAAAAGAATTATCCAAAATATGTGTGAAGATTATTTAAGTGATTCAATTTTAAGAGGTGAAATCAAAGAAAACGAAACAATTAATTTGAAAATTAAAGACGGAGAAATAAAAATTTTTAAAAAAAAGGGGTAAATATTCAGACTTTTTAAAAAAACATATATATTTATATTCACACAGGATATCTTTGCCGATTTCCTCTCGTTTTATAGTCCGTGGTGTTGAATCCACAAAATGACCGCAAACCCCCGACTCACCGTTGGGGGTTTTTATTTTTTTTGGTATTCTAAAAATTAATACGTATATTTGTGATAAATCTAATTTATCATGGAATATACAAAAGATTTGATTTTAGTGAGAGGGTTACCTGGTTCGGGTAAATCTACTTTAGGGGAGATAATTTTATACACTCCAAATAACCCGTTGAAACCATTGTCTGCGGACGATTACTTTACAGATAAAGAGGGTAATTATAATTTCGACCCAACAAAATTAAGGGAAGCACATAATGATTGTCAACAAAGATGTGCCAATTTAATGATGAATAGTGTTGTTAGGGTTGTTGTTTCAAACACTTTTACACAAGAATGGGAAATGGAGCCATATTTTGAAATGGCTAAAAGATATGGTTACAGAGTTCACACTATTGTGGTTGAAAACAGACACGGTGGTGAGAACATACATGGAGTTCCTGAAGACAAATTAGAGATTATGAAAAATCGTTTTGAAATTAAGTTGTGATTGAAGTTTTAGAGAGATATCATAAGGATGGTTTGTTAATGAAACAAACTCACCCAACCAAAGATTTGTACATATGGAATTACACACCAAGAGTACAATATGAATCTTTGTGGGATGATATTACTATGCAATGTCGTGGTCTTATTACAACCCATTCAGGAGAAGTAATATCAAAACCATTTGGTAAATTTTTCAACTACGAAGAGGTTATTGATAAAAATTTAATTCCTTGGGATAGTGAGTATACTCACATCCAAGATAAAATGGATGGTTCTCTTGGAATCCTTTTCTTTTATGATGGTGAATGGATTATGTCAACAAGAGGTTCTTTTACCTCGGAACAATCCATTCGTGGTTTAGAAATTCTTAAATCAAAATATGATTTAAGTAAATTCATGAAGGAAGTTACCTATTTATGTGAAATTATTTATCCCGAAAATAGGATAGTAGTGAACTATGGTTGTGATAAGATTACCTTTTTATCTGTAACAACACCCATAGGAGAATTAAACTGGCACACCGCTCGAGCAATTTTTCATTCATCGGATATTGAAGAGAAAGATATTGTCGATAGCACTATGGTAACCTTCAACAAGGAAACATTTGACAACTATAAAAAACTAAACACCCCAAATAGTGAAGGGTTTGTTATTCGTTTCTACCCATCGAACTTTAGAATGAAAATAAAATTCGAAGAGTATGTTCGTTTACATAGAATACTAACTAATGTGTCAAGTAGAGATATTTGGGAATATCTTAAAGAAGATAAACCATTTGATGAGTTACTTGAGAAGGTACCAGATGAATTTAATAGTTGGGTGAAAGAAACGGTAAAGGACTTTGTGATTCGATTTGAAAATATCGAAAAGGAATATAAATGGATATTCAACAAAATTCGTAACGTTTATTTTGAATCATACCAAAAAGAATTTACCCGAGCGGAGTTTGCTGAATTAGCTAAAAGATATTCCCACCCTTCAATACTGTTTAATATGTTGGATGGTAAATCATATAAAAATATAATATGGAAAATATTATATCCACCATATTCAAAACCATTTAAAAAAGATGAAGAGAATTAGTAAGAAAAATCATACAATGAAAAAAAGAATTTATTTAGATGACGTTAGAACACCAGTACTAAAGGACGAATGGGTCATTGTTCGAACATATGAGGAGTTTGTTGAGAAAGTATCAGAAATTGGATTGGAGAATATTAGTTTAATTTCTCTTGACCATGATTTAGGTGATACCGCAATGGCTGAATGGCATCGTAATGTTTATCATAATTACGAATTAGACTACAACAACATCAAAGAAAAAACAGGTATGGATTGTACCAAGTGGTTAGTGGAACAATGGTTGGATGGTAAACCAGTTGTTGATGTTGTTATACATTCAGCTAACGCGATTGGTAGTGCCAATATGATGGGTTACATCAACAATTACAGACACATCCATAGATTACCACAAAATTGTGTACGGGTTCAGATTGAACATACTGTATAAAATACTTTAAACAATTTGGGGTAAAGTTTGTTTATGTCGACTTTATTGTTCATATTTGTGATGAACCAATAATTAAATCGACAATGTCAACAAAACTACCTAAAAAACCAAATGACACCGTAATCAAGAAGTTAATACTAAAACAAGACTATAAAAGTTTTGGTGATTTTTACAACGTCAATAAAGAACTTATTTATCGCACCTTAGCGAATCTATTTAAAAGTCTCAAAAGAAAAGATAAAAACAATGTAACTTTAGTCTTGGGCGCTAAGATAAATGGTTTACAGTGGGAGACCGAATTAAAATTTAAGAGACAAGAATCAATAGTATTAGTTAGAGATATCTTACCTTTCTTTGAAACCAATGAAGATTATGAAACATGTGGTGAGATTACCGACACTTACAATAAAATAATTCAAATTCAATAAGACGAAGAAGATAAGTTAGCATCTCCTTTTACAATATACTTGATGTTAAAAGTAACTGATGTATTTGTAAAATTTATTGAGAAATTATTTGATGGAGTGACTGTATTGAAGTTTGATATTGTTAACGAATTAAAATCATTCGCGGTGTACCAATAAACCTCATCAAATGTTATCATACTTGTTAAATTAGCACCTAATAAGTACGCATCCGATATTGTTACCTTACCATCTTTATTAATATCGCCAGCTTTCATTTTCGGGCCATTATTCAATACTACACCGGGTTGTAATAAACTCGGTGTATTTTCGTTTTGTGACTCATTAAAAACATTATCAAAATCTGCGGACGTTAATGATGATGAAAACGAAGGAACTATTTTATAAGTTGAGTTATATTTTGTTGGGTTTAAAGTGTAAGTACCTGTTGTACCAACCGTGACAGTTTGTAACAGTGTCTCAACACCATTTTCAACCAAATATAATTTTACTTGTGGTCTTACCGATAAACCTGTAGGTATCGTAATTGTACCGATTATTGTTTCAGTTATAATCGTTACAGAACCTGATGAACTATAAGCGAAACCACAAGTACCACTTTGTAATTGAGCTCTGAACAATGTTTTGACGGTTATATTTGTGTATGAATAAGTTGTCGATGTGTTTACAATGTCAGTCCATGTTACACCATCATTTGTTGAACGTTGCCATTTAACAATTGTACCCGTGTAACTACTTAGTGTAAGTGTTCCTGAGTTTGTTGTAGAAGTATGTGTTGATGAAGATATAGAACCACCAACAGGAGGTGTTCCCGATGTAACTGTGATTATTTTAGAATCAGAAAAGACCGCACTACCACAATTTGGAGTTTGAACTTCTACCCTATAATAATAAGTTCCGGCGCTACTAATTGTTTCGGTAAGACTTGTGGTTGTATTTGATATATCGGTCCATGTTGTTCCATTAGTTGAGCGTTGCCATTTATTTACATTACCTTGTTGACCAGATAATGTTAATTCGGATTGCCCTCCCGCACATATACTATTATTTACCGCAAATACTGAACCTGATTTTGTTGGTTTTACAGACAGATAAACACTTGATGTTACTAAACCTGTACAACTCACAGGACTTGTTGAATTTATTACCGCTCTGTAGTATGTGGTTTTAGTTAAGTTGGTTACTGTTATACTTGAAGATGTACTCGATATTGTGGTTGCTGCGGTAAAAAAGTTATCAAAAGAAGATTCCCATCTAACAATACTACCTGTATACCCATTTAACGTTAAAGTTGTGCTGTTACTACCCGAACAAACATTTATGTTACCACCACTTATGTAACCACTTGAAGCGTTACTGATTTCAACATTCCTTGTTAATATTGTGATACTTGATGTTTGGTCGTTTGGCATGTCTCCATATTCACAAATATAACCGGGTAAGTTAGTGTTAGGTAAATCATTCCATTGTCCACTGTTCGCGGAATAAAATTGTGCATAATGTTCACCACCCGCATTATTTGGTTCACCACCAGCCCATTTTGAGTATTGACCCGTTACCGCGGTACTACCGTTAGAAAACTGTGTCCCCTTCTCAGGACCTGACACCCAATGCCATTTTTGTTCTACCGCCGCTTGTGAAGTATAAACGGTAGAACCCTTAGCGGTATTAACCTGACTCATCTCATCCGACGCCCCAAACCAACCATCTGATGACATTAATTTCCAAATAAAATTATTTTCAGCTTCAGAAGACATGGTCGCTAAATAACCGGCTCTACCAAAATAAGACCTTAACTCAGAATTAGTTTTTGCGGTTGTCCATGAACCTGATGATGAAACATATTCATAAAAATGTTCAGTTAATGGGTTGTAAAAAACTAAACCAGCAACAAATGTGACTCTCCTTTGTAGTGGGTAACAAGTTGATGTTGTTGATTTAAATTCAACACCTCTCAATACTGTTTGCCAATCACTTGCACTTGCTGTGCCCGAAAATACTAATATACCTGTGGTAGTATTAAAAGAAGCACTCACACCTGTTGGTAAAGTTGATGTTGACCTCAATTGGTCGCCACTTGTGTACGTTTGAGATATTTGAACTCTAAATCCATTTATTGTCCCATTTGCTGTAATTGTTAAATTAGGGTCAACCTTGGTCCATGTATTGTAAGTAGATGATACCACACCCGTACTACTTGTACCCAATGACATTGTTGTTGCTTGTGAAAAAGCTAAGACAGGTAACAACAAAAACAATATAAAAAATAGTACATTTCTCATAAATTTATCTTACTACCAATTAAAAAGAATGACAAAATCGGAAATTCCGGATTTGTACTCATATTTGCTTTATAGTTGACATTTAACTTAAATCTTTTTGATATTTGATAATCAATACCCGTCCCAATAAACCCACTCACGTATCTATCACTTATTGATACTTTGTCTTTGGTTGAATAAACCAATGGTGTAGAAATAACATATAATTCAGGACTAACTATCATTTTTTTACTAACCTTAATTGGTCTTGTATAAAAAGCGGTAATTGATGGTGAATAATAACCACTTTTTTCTTCTGATATTATCGTGGCTGCACCACTTATATTAAAACCTGTTACACCGTATTTTCCACCATTTAAAATCCCACTATAACCAACAAAACCCAAGTAGTTTCCGTAAGTATATACACCCGTTAAATTTAAATTATGTATGAATTTTAATTTTTTTGATTTACTGTAATGTATTTTAGTGTATTTAGCCGAAACAGCAAACTGTTTAAAGTTTAACCATACCATACCAGTAACACCATAACTTGATAAACCCGTCATTGACGATTTACTTGTACCTATATTAACAATAGGTGTAAATGTTCTATTCAAGTTTTGTGCTGAGGTAATATCAGAAGAAACTATTATAGGGTTTGACCTCGCACTACCACTACCCCCTGATTTACCTTTACCACCACTATTAGAACCTCCACCCGCATTATTATCATTGTGTGCATCATTATTCATTTGTGTTGTGGCACCAACTTCCTCACCCTTTTGATTATTTGTGTTGGTGTTATTAGTATTACTTGAACCGCTTCCACCTGTTGTATTTGTACCACTAGTGGTACCACCATTAGAACCCCCACTATTACCATTTGTAGAACCACCTGTGGTATTACCATTAGAACCGTTTGTATTAGAACCTCCACTATTTGAATTGTTGGTATTACTACCACCACTACCACTTGTGGTTGCCGAACCGTTTGTATTAGTTGTTGAACCACCCGAAGTATTTGTAGATGTTCCATTGTTACCGGTTGTTGTGTTCGTATTATTAGACGAACTATTGTTAGTACCACCAGAACCACCACTATTGGTTGAACCTGAATTGTTGTTAGTAGACGTGTTTGTTCCTACAGACGGTTGAGTCGTTGAATTTCCACCTTGAGTTGTGTTACCTGAACCTGATGTCCCTCCACCATTCGTTGTATTCCCATTTCCTGATGTTGAACCACTTCCTCCATTTGAGTTATTAGTTCCTGAATTCGTTTGGGATTGTCCTCCAGTTTGAGTTGAAGTAGTACTCGTTGTATTTGATTGAGATGAATTATTTCCATTTGTTTGGGATGAATTATTATTTTTCTTTTTTTCAGAATTTTTATTGTCTTTTCCACCAGCATCACTACTTGACGAACCACTTTCTAAACTTGTTGATTGTGATTGACTGCTTGACAAAATAGAACTAACAACTGACTGAATCGTACCTCCAATTATTTGTGCGGTTATCTGATTTTGAATTACCTGACCTTGTTGTTGTGAACAGGGATTGGTCTGTCTGTATTTTGTGTAAACCTGATTTACCCAATTTGAAAAATTACCATTTGACAAATCATTAGCATCAAAGTAACCAACATTATCTAAAAAAATAATCATTGTTTTACCACCCTGTATTGGTACACTAAACATAGTTACCTCTTTTGTACAAGGGTCGATAAAGGTATATGTTGATACCTGTGCTTTCGATATGTTACATACGAAAATAAGAAAAAAACTTAATATTAACGTTTTAAAATTCATAACCATATTAAAAAGGGGGTTTAACCCCCCTTTTATTAACTTTTAAACATTATGAAGTTATTTTGGGAATACACCCTTTTTTATCATTCTTAATAGAATTCTTGAACAAGCAATATCTAATGCTTTTTTTGTACTAATACCTATTGTTGATTGATTAAACTTCACTTCACTTAAATTATCATCATTCAAAAGACTGAGTTCTCTTACTGTTACCGCTTCACCTAAACCACTTGCGGCGATTATTTGACCGGTTTCTGCGTCTGTAAATCTAACCTGTAAACCTAATCTAGTTACAACGGTATTTTTAACACCATTACTAAGATTTACGGTTTCATCCTCACTCACTGAAAATTCATAAACTTCAATTGTCACAAAATAATGTGCCAATCTTATCTTACCTCTACCATTTAATGTGTCATAACTAATACCGGCTTGAGATGCTTGGTATTGTTTCACCATACGATTTTTGATTTCAGTTTTGTCTTCGGTAAATGTGAATCTATTTAAATTCTCCAAATATTCAAGTGTAATATTGGCAACACCCAAACCAACTTTTTTTTCTTTTAGTTCGGGATATTGTTCATACACCTCATCACTAATACCAATTTTCAAAATTTGTATTGGGATTTGAGGGCCATCATAATCCATAAGAGAATCTATAGACACATTTGTTTCAAAAGACGCTTTATATTGTTCTGTTTGTGTCTTACCCACAACTTGAGCACTTACCGTATTAGCAAATAGTAACATCGCCAAAAACCATAGTATTACTAAAACAATTGGAGATAAAATTTTCTTAAATAAGAAATTTTTCATATTACTCAGGGTCTTTAATCTTACCACATTTCAAACATTCTAAATCACCGTCATTATCTTGGTCGCCCCAAACGTGCTCACATTGACGATGTTCAAAATATTCATCTATGATACCATCATTATCAAAATCTAAACCATCCATTACACCATCACCATCTTCGTCTATTTCCACACCAACTTGGGGGGTGACTTGAGGAGTGACTTGAGGGGTAGATTCATCTAAACTTTGATTGATTGGTGTTTTCATATCGGCGGTGTTTGACAAAGATGTACCATCTTCCTCATCCATTTTTTGTACTAACATTTTATCTTTATCGGTATCACTGAACCAATAGTCAATGATTTTACCATAAGAACCAATGAAAGCACCAAGAAGTAAAAGAAGAAGTTCTTTCCATTCTCCACCTATTTCATTTTTACCAATTATGGCGGCAAATATTCCAGCCATAATAAACATAAATCCACCTAAAACAATCGCGGTAATAAACCACCTTCTTTTCATCATTGAATTAAGAAGGTCTTTAAATCCGGTTGGTTGATTATTTACCATTGTGGTTCTTTTTCTTTAAATTCATCACCTTCTTTTTTAGGTTTAGAAGGTTCTGATTTGGATGGTTTTTCAACCACTCTTTCTTTTATAATTGTAGTATTTCCCCCACCACTTGATGATGTGTTCTTAGAAGAATTATCTACATTTAAATTAATAACAGGTGCCGATTGTTGAGTTGGTGTGGGTTCATTTTTTTCTTCACCACCACCCATAAGAGTAGTAGTAAACCATGTACCACCAGCTAAAATTGCGGTTGAAATAGTTCCGATTAATGTTTTCTTAAGGCCTGACCATGTTCCGTCAGATTCTGGTACGTTTGTTTCGTCGCTCATAGTTTTAAACTTTTATAAATTGTCTTGTTAATTGTTTATTATAATTATTCAAAATCAGATAATAATTACCTGATGATGCAGAACTCATATCAATTTGTTTGTAGGCAGTTGTTTCCATATAGTTAGTGGTAACAGAACCAACTTGTTTAATTAGTTGACCTCTATTATCATAGATGGAAACATTCATTGACATGTTTGGGTTGGGAAATTTTACTTCTAATTCAAACCAACCACCAGTTGGGTTTGGACGAATTGATGCTGTAATTTCATCAATGTCTTGATTCATAGGTGGTGCCATTTTGTACATAATAACAGCAACACTACTAACTAAGTCAATATTCAAGTGGTCACCTCTTTCATCGGATGCGTCCATTAATTGTCTAACGTAAATATTACTCACAATATCATTATTTCCAATAGGTGAAAATTTTAATTTAAATGGTGTTGCTTGACCAATTAAACCATCTTTAAATTGGTTATTCATACCACCAAATCTAATTGTACCAGCAGTTGCGTCATGTGTAACGTACTGTAACCATGGACCTCCGTTAAAATTAGATATGATTTCTTCAAATTTAACCTTGTTTTTATCATATTTCATTTCAAACTGTAGACCATAATTATTATCACCATTAGTGTTTACATTAAATGGTACGTATATTGGTTGATTACCTGATGATGCGGTATTAGGTATCTCAACATCTAATTTACCTTTAAACACCGCCTTAGCTACTAATACACCTGATGAGTTCCATACTCTCGATGAGTAAGTTCTGTCAACATCACCTTGAATAAAGTACTTAATGTTTACTGTCTTATTAGTTAATCCAACACTATCAGTAATAAAATTGGTGGCGGTTAAATGATTTGGCCAATCATTCCATTGTGTTGAACCTAACACTAATGAATCATAAACATCAGCGTGGAATGTTCTAATCATGGTTGTGGTGTCAATTTTTTTCATACCACTAACGTTTGCATAAATCAAGTATGGGTCACCACCATCTAACTTTCCGTTTTGGTTCATATCACCTATTAGATAAGCCAAGCCATTTTTCAAATATTGTTGACCAAATCCTTGGTTTACATCAGTTACTGTATATTCATCATATGTTTTTACCGCGTCTGATATTGTCACTGCGTAATCTCTGAAAACTTCCATACTATCCGCGGGGAATCTTACAAGTAATTTATACTTAGTATTTTTATCTACGTTGTTAAGTGAGTAGAAACCCGCAGTGTCACAAAGTGCTGATGATACAAATGTACCTGTGTTGTATTTTGTACATATAACTGTTGGTCTTCTACCATTTAGTTTCATTGTTGGCGGTAATTCAACAACACCACTGATAACCAAGTTACCCAAAAGTTCAAGATGCATGTCTTGAACATCTAAGATTGCAATGTTATCACCTATTGTAGTACCGTCATATTTGAACATTCGAGCCCAGTTTATTTCAACACTGTCCGCGTCGAAGTTCGATTCAACATCGTTGATGATAAATTTGTTGTGAATCAAAAAGGTGTCTTGGGTGATTTGAGAACCACTTGACAAAACCAAAAAGTTTCTTGCCACAGTGTAATTTGTATCCGTTGAATATGAGTACAAACCAGTTCCCGAACTGTAGCTTGAGTATTTGTAGTTGTTAAAGAACTTAATCGAAAGTGCTGGTGTCATAGTACTCACAGTTGGGTCGACAGTTGTTGATACGTGAGTGAAAAGTTGTTTTCTATATTGAAAATCAACTTGGAAAGTTCTAACATCAACAGAAGATGCTGGTGTGTATTTAAACACAACATCAAGGGTGTCACCCCTTTTGATTGTTTTATACGCAACAGGATTACCAATCTGTGGCGTAGTTTGAGAAAACGCGGTCGTCGTAAAAATTAACGCGGTTAGGATAAATAATAATTTTTTCATAGTATTAGTTTGTTTATTAGGTTTTGAGTTGTTTTCTTTAATGCCGAACTAGCAGATTGTTGATTGAATTTACCACCCTCATCAATCATTATGGTTGAGGTTGAAATTTCGGTTGATTTACCTTCCGAAAATTCCTGTTTAATTTTTTTATCACCTTTGTACAATACACCTTTCATTCTTATGACGGTGGTTGTTTTGTCTTCGTGAAAAATACTAACCCCCGAGTTAGTCGTTACAATGTCAAAAAATATGAGTTCAACTTTAATTTTGTAGTCTGCTTTATTTTTATCTGTAATCAGAATTAAACTATCCTGTTCATTGATGATTTCTTCAATTATATTTTTAACACCGAAAGCCAAATTCTTATTTTCGGTGAACGGACCAATTTTAATGTTATTGATTACCGTATCAACAACAATAGTTTGGGCATTCAGATTCGAAAATCCAAATGATATTAGAAATAATAATAATATGATGGGCAGTCTCTTCATCACAAAAAAGAAAAAATGGGGTTATCTAACCCCATAATTTTTACTCAGAAACTTCGTCGTCTGATTTCTTTTTATGTGAGAACTTATCTAAAGTATCTGCACCCATTCCAATAGCGGTAATGACCATCACCGCGTTTACCAATTCTTCTGATGGTTTAATGTCACCATGTGTAAAAGAATTTGCCATCATGGTTCCGCAAAGGAATAATGCACCTAAAAGGGCGATTACCGGTTTGATTGAAGTTGACCCTCTTTCATCTTTGAAAAGGTCAATAATCCATTTTTTGAAGTTCATAGTTGTAATTTAGTTTAGTTTATTTATTTGGTTTACTATAAATACCTCGGCAATCGAGATTGTTATATATATTTTTTTAAAAAAATTTCAAACTTTTCTTGTTTTTCAGCATACTTATTATTATCTTTGTAAAAGATTTTAAAATTAAATAAAACTTCAATGAGACGCTTTACACATACAATGTCATTTACAATCTGTTCAAAATGGGCGGAGGTGGCTGATATTTGCATGTCCCGAGGTGTCTTGTAAGTTGTTTAGTTTAAAACGATATAAAGGAACCTCGGGAGAAATCTCGAGGTTTTTTTGTTTTATGGGCCTGATGTCAACGGCAGACCGTCTGATTTGCAATCAGAACGATTGGGTTCGATTCCCACAGTGTCCACAAAGTTGTTCTTTGACATATTGGTTTAAAATGGTACCGTAGCTCAGTTGGTAGAGCACCAGACTGAAAATCTGGGTGTCACAGGTTCAATTCCTGTCGGTACCACATTTGTCTTCGTAGCTCAATTGGTTAGAGCACCACACTTTTAATGTGGGGGTTATGCGTTCGAGTCGCATCGGGGACACAAAGGTTGATTGGGGAATGATACATCAATATCTCGAGAGTGAATATTGGATGATGTATTCGGAGTTTGCAGATATTCACCTGAAGTAACGCCAATCGTAAAAGAGGATGTCCACTGAACCATCTTCCTCTTTCCTTTCATAGTTCCTTAGCTCAGTTGGGAGAGCGTCTGCCTTACATGCAGAGGGTCGTCGGTTCGAATCCGACAGGGACTACACAATACACAGGTGTAGTGAAAGGGTATCATACCGGTCTCCAAAACCGTTGTTGGGAGTTCGAATCTCTCCACCTGTGCAAACTTTTAAAAATAAACGACATGGAAAGAAATGATAACATCAACGCCGTCAAAATGAAATTTGAAGCGGAGAAAATGAAACTAAAAGAAGAGAGGGAAAGAATGATTAGGAATCATTGGGAGAATTTACCAAAGATTAATAATCCCGAAGATGTCCCAACTCTTCCAAGAGTGGATGAAAAAGAATGGAGAGAGTTCTATGTTCCGAAACTAATTGACGCAGGTGCGATTCCTAAAAAAGATTTAGTAAATGGTCAAATTTATATTGGTGAACATAGAAATACCACAATCGCAAGATGGAATCAAGAGACAAACAAATTTATACACATGAGATATAAGTTTGGTTGGAGAGAGGATGATTGTAACCATTTTGAAGATGATGATGGATTTGCATTGTTCGTTCCAATTAGATTGGGGACCCAAGAAGAATGGGATGAACGAATTAAGTAATGGTTCTTTGGTGTAATGGATAGCACGCAACGCTACGGACGTTGAAGTAAGGGTTCGAGTCCTTTAGGAATCACCACGGTCCTGTACCCAAGTGGCTTAAGGGGGGAGTCTGCAAAACTCTTATTCGGTGGTTCGAATCCACTCGGGACCTCAATATAAGGTGTGAGACTTATAATGGTTCATTATAAGGTTTGAACCTTATAATTTATAAATGGTAGATATAGTTCAGTTGGTTAGAACGTCTGATTGTGGTCCAGAAGGTCGTCGGTTCGAATCCGATTATTTACCCCAAATTGGAATATAGCTCAATTGGTTAGAGCATTCGTCTGATACGCGAAAGGTTATAGGTTCGATTCCTATTATTCCAACCAAACATTGCGGGATGCGTAGAAAGTGGTCATCTCGTCAGTCTCATAAGCTGAAGTTCCCGGTTCGAGTCCGGGTCCCGCAACCAAACATTTTGAAATATGGAATTTACTTCTTATATTTTATTTGTTCTTTGAAATATATCGTGGGGTAGAGCAGTGGTAGCTCGTTAGGCTCATAACCTAAAGGTCGTCGGTTCGAATCCGACCCCCGCAACAAATGGTCATAATTAGGGTCGAGCCACATCTTGCCACGGTTATGACAAGGGTCAGAAGGAACAGAGGTGGCCGTGACTACTCTGACCCACTATTGCCTCCTTAGCTCAGTTGGCCAGAGCAGCTGATTTGTAATCAGCGGGTCGTTGGTTCGAATCCGACAGGAGGCTCCGATTGGTCTCATAGTTAATCGGCTATAATATCGCCCTGTCACGGCGAAGTGCCGGGTTCGATTCCCGGTGGGACCGCAATGAGTAAGAGATACTCAGAGTCTTCGAATCAAGACTTTAAGAATGATTCCGCAGAAAGTCTACGGCGCGAGTGGGACTTCATGGGAACAAAGGAGAGCGACACACCTCCTCCCAGTAGTGTTGACTTTTTTTAACGGGGACGCCCTTCAGGTTGTTTGAAAGAAAATAAACCGAAATGACTACTCACCGTAATCTCAGGTGGGGTAATTGGAGAGTTGGTAGAGTTGGTTTATTGCACCTGACTTGAAATCAGGAGAACTCGTGAGGGTTCCGGGGGTTCGAATCCCTCACTCTCCTCAAATTGGCCCGGTCGTCTATCGGTTAGGACACGTCCCTTTCACGGATGAAAGCGGGGTTCGATTCCCCGTCGGGCTACACTGAAATTAAATTAAAAAAAACCAATATGTTAGAAAAAATTTTAGAACAATACGAAGATGAACAAATCTTAATTGCTGATGGATTTGATGATGCGGTAATAGGAATTGAAACATCTTCAATGAGATTAATCTATTCTGTTGAGAAGTGTATCACTATACTTATGAATCAAGGAATGGATATGACAGAAGCGGTAGAATATTTTGAATTTAATGTTTCCGGTTCTTACGTTGGTGAAAAGACTCCAATATGGTGTGAAGATTTATTTTAATTTTTTTTTAAAAAAACTTGGAAATTAAAAAACTTTTTGTATCTTTGTGATAGTTATAAACAAAATGATGAAAATGGTTTACATACAACAACCCTTGAACAACCCACTAAGTGGTAATGGGAGAGGTATATATTTATGTGACCCATGTTCGGAGTTTTTAAAAGTGTAAGGAACTTAACCTACTAATAAGAAGACCCGAACTCAAAAAAAGTTCGGGTTTTTTGTTTTTAAGATTTTGTTGTTTATATTTTGATTAGATTTGTTCTTTGACATATTGGAATTGGTAAATGCCGAGGTGATGGAATGGTAGACATGAGGGACTTAAAATCCCTTGGACAGTAATGTTCGTGTGGGTTCGACTCCCATCCTCGGTACAAAAATGAAAAACTCCTTACAGAGGACGGATTAGCACCGTTGAAAGAAACTTTGGCTCTTGGGATTAGCTACCCAAATGAGTTACATGACCCAAAGTGAACTGTGATGGACCCTGCTCTGATGTGCACGTCAACAGGTGGACAGTAAACTATGTCCAATCAAATCTACAACTACGGTGAGCGTAGAAGGAGGTTTTCATTTTAATGGGCCCATAGTTAAAGGGATATAACTTCTCACTTCTAATGAGATGTTCCAAGTTCGAGTCTTGGTGGGCCTACTAAGATAGTGGTCACTCTTACAATGAAAGTCGACAAAGTAGTTGTAAGGTTCATAGTGTTCATCACCCTCGGCCGGTGCACTGATAAAACTCAGAAGAAGCCGTTAAGATTGGAGCGAGACGGGTACTCCATCACTATCTTTTTTAATAGGGAAGTAGCGCAGTTGGTTAGCGCACCTGGTTTGGGACCAGGGGGTCGCAGGTTCGAGTCCTGTTTTCCCTACAAATTCCTTGATAGCTCAGTGGTAGAGCAAACGGCTGTTAACCGTTGGGTCCCAAGTTCGAATCTTGGTCGGGGAGCAAAAAAATCGCTGATGGAAACATCGAAGGTGTGTAATGCTAGCAACACCGTAGGTTAAGCGATGTCCTACACTTTGCCGAAGTGGTGGAATGGTAGACACACGACACTTAGGATGTCGCGCGTAATTGCGTGGGGGTTCGAGTCCCTTCTTCGGTACAACAATGAAAGGTGGGTGAGTGGTTAAAACCGGCAGACTGTAAATTTGCTCTCTTCGGGGTACGGGGGTTCGAATCCCTCCCTTTCAACAAAAAGTAATAGTATGGAAAGAAATAACATTATTAAAAGTATGATGGATTCAATCACTCCTGAAATGGAGGAAAGGTTCAAACAAGAAAGAATCGAGTGGAAAAATAGTTTAACCGCAGAATATCAACTTGGTCATTATGTTGGTTTGGAAATCGTTCACAATTATCTCCCAACCCTATCAACTGATATGTTACAAACTCGTAATGTCATTGAGGTATCTGAAGAAGATTCATTAGAGAATGAAAGATTGGACACCGAATGGTATGTAACAACACAACATGGTGGGGAATGGAATGGTAAGGATGAAAGTGGCAATAAAGAAAAATGGGACTTATACCACCAACACAATAAAATGTTGGAAAGGAAATACCTACCCAATCCTCTTTATTGTCACATGGGTGTTTTGAACATTCGAGATATGGATGATTTCAAAAAAGGTTTAAGATTTGCATTATGGGATTGTGATATGTGTTCTTATAACATCGAACTTGAGAACATAAAAATCTATGACGAAGAACATTTAATGAGTACGATTATAGAGTTTTCGTTGGATTTGGTGGTGTAGCTCAATTGGTGAGAGCAGGACGCTTATACCGTCAAGGTTATGGGTTCAAATCCCGTCACCACTACCATTGGTCCCTTAGCTCAGTTGGTTAGAGCACCCGACTCATAATCGGTAGGTCCACGGTTCAAGCCCGTGAGGGACCACGAGATATTTATATATAAAAAAATCATGGGAATTGAATTAAAAAAGAAAAAACAACTTATCGAAAGATTAAACAAAAGATTATTATCTGAAGCCGAAATGGAGTGTCCTAAAGCAACTCAAGATTTAGAGTTGAACACTAATAATAGAGACAAATCAATAAAAGCGGATTATATAAAATATGGTCCACTTAATATTGATGAACCCGGTGATTATTGGGAAATGGTTGCATCCGATTGGAATACGACTGTTGAAGCCGCTAAAAAATCACTATGTGGTAATTGTGTTGCATTTGATATATCACCAAGAATGGATGAATGTATGCCAGGTTCGGTTTCTGATGATAGTGGTAGATTAGGATACTGTTGGATGCATCACTTTAAATGTCACTCCGCAAGAACATGTAAAACATGGGCAAAAGGTGGTCCGATTACCGAAAATACGGTGTCATATGAGTGGCAACAAAAAAATCAAAAATAATATCATCATGTGGTCGCACCCTTAACTCCAAAACCTGTTAAGGAAATCGTTATGGGAAGACCACTCCACGCG